CTAAAGTCAATTGTACAGTTAGCTAATATTGGTCTCCAGCAACGATTGTTATGGTCAGAATTTTTTATTGCTATTTGACAGTCTTGATACTTTATACCTTCATTCTCCGGTATTACAAAACGTGGACCTCCCGTCTTTTGCCATTGTGTGCCAAATTGATGTATATAAGGTCTATCCATAGGATCAGGACGCCATTTAAAATCAAACATAGCAGTATTCAATCCATCAGGTACTTCCCAGTACCCCTGGTCAAACAATTCTTTGCGGCGCTTTATGTCAATAAATTTTTCCATTCGGTGTACATCTGTGTTAGTTGGGGATATGTTTCTAAGAAATTAGTACCGCGTCTACGGTCGTGTTCATCTACAAACGATACAAAATCTTTACGATTAGTGGTGTTATCATTACCGGAATCAATCTCTGCTTTGATAATATTGTAAATTCTACGCAACTTATATATTTCATTTTCATAAAAGCCTGTATATTCTTGTCCAGGCGTGCTAGGCTCGGGATGTGCTTCCATAAATTTAATTTGTTCTTCTACATAATGTAACAAATATTCTGGTATAATGAAACTTGCTTGATGAGATGGGTGACGTAGATAAGGCATATCTATTGTCACAGGATTTCTGTTATTTTTGTATGCAATGTCTCTATACTGTAATCTAATGTCAAGCATATCCTGCAAGAACTGCCGGTAGCTAGGAATGCTTAGAATATTGTAAGTACTCATAATTGTAATTGCTACTCTAGGTACTTCATTAATCATACGATGCAAATTCTTTAACCATTGTTCGTAATTCATACCGTTACGTATATATTCTGCTTGTGCTCCATGTGCTTCTGCACTTGTAAAGATTTGTAAACTCCCAATCTTACCCTGCTCCTGAATTATTTTTAACTTTTCAATAAACTTATTGTATAATTCATCAGGTACATTCATGTTCGTGTTTACGCTAAATGTTAAATGTATATTTGCAGGGTTCTCAATGATATAATCAAGTACCCTAAATGTGTTTTTACTTAGTAAAGGCTCACCACCAGTAATTCTAAATTGCTTTAGTTCTGTATACATAGTAGGCCACCATTTCCAGAACGCATCTACATATGGATTGTCTTGGTTGTTAGGTATAGGTATCTGGTCATTCTGTTGAAACCATTGTAGATTGTTGAACTTATTGCTTGTTGGATAAGCACCATATCTTTCAATTTCTTCCATCCATTGACTACTGATGTTTGGACTGCAATAGCTACATTTAAAATTACATACGCTACTAAAACTAATCTCAACGTAACTAGGGTCTATATCAGCGTCCCATTCTAATTTAGGTAGTTCTTTTAAGTGACCATATGCCCAAGAGTGGTCAGCACTTTTGTATGTTCTGTCACTAATATTACCTGCATCTTCTGCACGCCAGCAATAATCACATTCACTTGGACGCACACCTTCTAACATCAATTTACGTTGTTGTTTCTTGTATGAAGTATTGTGAAGTGCTTTGTAATTCTGTTTTAATTCTTCTACAGGAACTAAGTGTGTGCGTGGGTGATGACAGCTATGTGTATGTCCATTCTGCAAATGCATGGTGACTTGTTTCCACTTAGCTACACAATAGCTAGGACTAACTTCATTCAACTCGTCACGTGTTTTTGTAATATGCTTTGCATATTTTTCTTCGTCTGTCATATTACCAGCCTTCTATTTTTCTGATTATATCTATCTCACGCACTAGAGGACCTAGATTGTGTTTGTCACTGTTATAATGTCGTTTAAAGAACTTGCTTTGTTCAGCACTCATTGTGCATATAGGTAGTCCTAGTTTATCTCTTAGTTGTTCACCAATGCTTTCTGCATTCTTTATAGGGTTTACATCGTTTATATGTCCCCATATTCTAGTTAGATTATCAAACCATTGAACATCTTTTGCATTCCAGTGTTCTAACATTGTCATGTAAGTACCATATCTTGCACCATATATAGCCCAATCACCATTCTCTGCATCTAGTCCGACGTTATGCCAGATAGTTAAATTGTTAAAGTTACGTCCGGGGACACTGCGTTTGAAATCTTCTATGTCTGGTTTTTTACCATTAACTAAACACATCTTAACGCCTTCTCGAAATCCAGCACGCCATGCTTGAAATGGTGTATAGTTAGGACATGTAGTTGAGTAGCAATCATACATACTCCAATACAAACTGTTATTATAGTCTAAACAAAAGTCAATCGTATGTGTGTCGTTGCCATCACTTGCTTCATGTGTACGCATGTTCATTACATATTCTTTAGTCCAACTACTCATGCCGCCGTTACCATAGCGCAATCCGTTAATAGCATTGATAGCTCTCCAACGATATTGTGCATGTTGGAAGTCTTCGTCTTTATCAGTAAAGTCTAATGTAAGATTAAAGAACTCCATGTTAGGCATGTTGTCACCGTCAATCAATATGAAACGTTCAGTATCGCTTGCTTCGGCAGCTGCCTTGTGTGCGGCATCGCTACCCTTGACACCGTCTACTCTACGTGCCCAGGGTATCATGTTCTTTATCTTAACCCAGAATTCTTCTTTCTGTGGTTCATCGTAACTAAGGTAGATACAATCTAAATCTGCTATATCAATTTTTAATTTGTTCATATGAATATTTGTTTGTCTTACCTTTGTAGGATTTATCTACTACAATTGCTATATCTTCTACTGGGCATATTGTACCTTTTTTATTTTTAGTTAATTTATATAACTCCATACCAAAAGATAGCGGTTCAATCTTACCTTCTATTACTTGTACATGCGGATCACCTAAGGCATAAGTCTCTGCATTTACAACAATATATTCTCCGTCTAATTCTTCACACGAATAACGTATAAACTTTCCATTGTCGTGATATAGTCTAAACTCAACCATAAGACTTCTCTATTATACTTGAAAACTTTTTTACATGATAGTGAAATGGATAACTTTGTACAAATGTATTAACACGCAAACAATGTGGTAATATTTCACATACTAGTTCATTTGTCCAATCTTCTGTTGACAAATCATTAATGTGCTGTTTCATGTGTACCATACTCATGTCAGTAAATGCAGGAATAGTAGTGTTCTCTACTCCATGTATGTGACAGGCTAACGCATATACCCAATCTGTTGTTGCAGGTTCGTCTATATTACATTTTAATATTTTCTTGCATTCTTCCCAATTTTCAAAGATAGTTCTAACAGTATCAAAGAAATCTTTTGCAAATTCACTCTTTTTAAAATAAGTAATAGCATTATAAACATCAGGTAATTCATTATCATATATGAATTTACGATAGAACTTAATATCAGATATGTTACCCTTGAAGTTACGAATAGTATTGCACACCACAACATCTTTCAGTGCCAAGATTCCCCACCAATAGTCTATATTAGATGGGATAATCATGTCTGCTTCTAATTTAATAGTATGTTCATATGGACTAGCTTCATATACTTGCCAATCATTGATTAACTTCCAAGTACTCTTGGGTGCTAGGTCTCCGTAAGGCAACATCTTATCAGTTATAATGGTTACATTAGCATCTGGCATAACTCTTAAAATACTATCAGATAGTACGTTTGCACATTTTACATAGTTTACTGACTTTGTATTTTGTGCCATAATCACAAAGCCCTTCTTATTCATTAATAATCTCCATGAAATTATCCTTGTCAAGCATATGAAAATCAAAATCTTTAACTATGATGTATTCATTCTTTTGATTGTCAGGCTCATCTAGTTTATATGATATATTGTATGAAGTGTTGAATAATGCATCGGTGTTCTTCTTAACTAATATGTTTTTACCAACATGCTGTAGGTCCCATGGTATATAATCAGATACAACATCAACATGTCCATTAACAATATGCTGTGCTATACCCAATGAATAATCATTACGATACATTGTTTTATACATACCATATAGTTTTACATAGTGGTCATAATTATCTTGTATCATTTTCATACATTCGAAGATTTGATGAACTCTTTCAGACTTTTTGAATAACATGACTGTTGCCCACAATGAATTAAAGCCATGCTTACCAATAGTCTCTTGTGTTTCATTTGAGTTCATTATATAATTGGTTGAGTTGTGGCAGCAAAAATCATCATAGTAGGAAAACAATGATAGCAATCTATCAGAATTGACAATATAGTCAGTGTCTAGTAATAATGTTTCATCGTAAGGACTATCTTCAAATGCTTGATATCTACCCTTGTTCAACCAAACTTTATTGTCTTTAAAATTTGTATGGTCGCTAGTAGTGTATATTATATTATCAAATTGATAATCATTATTGAGTCCGTTATCAATATTATCAGTGATTACGGTTACTGGTAAGTTTAAAAAATGATTGATGCGTTTAGCCGTGTACACAGCCATACTAAAATAATCTACTGTGTCAGTATTGAAGGCAAAAAGTAACGCACCCCTACTCATCTTTTATTCTTTAGTTCTTCCCATTCAGCTTGGTATTCAGACATTACAGTGTCGTATACTGAACTTACTTTGCTTAGAAAAGCATTTTTGTTTACTGTTATAGGATTATCGTACATATCCATTAGTATCAATGTCTTAGATGGATATATTGCAAGAATAGCAATTAATTTAGGTGTGATTTTCCATAACCCACCCTGTTCTGCAACAATCAATTTATTGTCGTATTTTTCTTTTAGGTATTTTTTAGCAGAATTATGATTAAATCTGTTTTTAGCTGTTACAATTAAATTTCCAATATCCATAGTAATACTCCTCCGAGTATTTATAGGATTATTTGTTTATGGTTTTATTTTAATAGCCAATATTAGTACCCATCACATAAGTAACTGCAGGAGTTCCCCATGTATTGGTAATATATGTACTTGCGGGCGGTCTAATTGTAAGACTTGCTGTGGTTCCTACTGCACTTAATAGAGTAGAGCCACCATCAGGGACTTGATCCCATTTAACAGCAACATAAATAATGTTACCTTTATCACCGTATGAGCCGCGAGTTCCGTTTGTTTTCATACTAACACTCAAATAGCTTTGTAGATAGTTTGAAATCCCAGAACTTGCAGCCTGTTTATACATTGTTTGCCATGTACTACTAAGTGCATAGTATCCTGTACTAGTTGCATTAATTAATGGGCTACCTGAACCCCCGACTTTCTGAAATCCATTGTAGTTTGTACCGGCAATACGAACAGTACCTGAATCAGGTGCACTTAATACTAACGTACCTGACTGAGTACCCAAAGTATTCCACAATGAATTAATGCCTGATCCTGCAGGATGTGATAAGTTAATTGCGATTTGTCCACCTGCATTAAAGAAATAACGTGTAGCATCGGCTGATGCAAATGTAATAGTGAACAATGCAGTCATTTGTGTTGACCACGTAGAAGTACTAGTTGAACTATAGGTAGTGGTACTTCCTTGAGCAGCCGCATTATTTATGTTATTAAACAATGTTGCAATGTCAACTGCAAAAATACTATTTGATGTTCCACCTTGTAAACTAGTTATAATAGTGTCACCAATTTCATAGTCAGTTAATGGAATTGTAGTTACTGAAGTTCCTTGATGACTAGATGCGGCAACAATGTTATTAATTAAATTGACCCAACGTGCAGAAGTAATTTTGTCTGTAGGGCCTACTTGCGGTAGTGCAGTTTGTCCATATCCATATCTACTGGTCCCCGTCGCAAAGAATCCATTAATTGTGTTTGGAGTAACTCCGGTTACACTACCTAGATAGGTATTGTAATCTGAAGATTGAATTAATCCAGTTGATTGATATGCCATTTCCTGTATCCCTTATCTTATGCTTACTACTGCTTCTACCGTACCTGGACCATCTGTGTCTTTATTAGATAAACTTCGTCCAATAGTATTATATGCAGTAACTTCTTCAAGATTGGCTGCACGTGCATAACCGTTTCCTGCGCTTACTAAGCGATCATTCTTTTTAACATGTCCTTGTACTTTGACTAGAACACGACCAACTAATGCAACCGCAGGGTGAGTTTCATCATTGCCTGCACCTTGATTCAATAAGTAAGCATAGCTATTTGATACAACTCCAAAGACATCTGAACTTAAATCTTCTTTAACAGCAGTAACTTCTTTGTCACCGCCTAATTCAACAACTGTACCAACATCATAGATTGCATCAGCCGAATAACGTTCTGCCAAGTCAGCGAATGTTGCTTGAAATCTTGCGCCAGTTTCTAATGTCCATACACCTGCAACTGTTCCGCCGCCTGCTAAACGAGTTGTTGTAACTTGTCTTGGAGCAATATTACCTGTAAATTGTGCAATACTATTCGCGCCAGTCAAATAGTCAGCAACGTTTGCGTTTGTATATGTACCTGATGGATTAAATTGTACACCGTTTGCATACATGTAGTTGTCGCAACGAATACCATTAACACTGCTTGCAGTGAACGCAATATTACCGTTAACAATAGAAAGTGCATTACCAGAAGTATTACCATAAACAGACCACGCGCCTGTCAATGTACCAGTTGTTGTTGCGCTACCTGTTGTTATTGTGCGTGTAGTTAATGTGCTAATAGTACCAGTAGTAATATTACCTGTAGTAGCAGTCATTGTACCGGATACGTTAGCTAAACGAACATTAAGAATATCGCCGCTGATTAAATTACCCACGCTAATGTTATTAGCAGATAAATTTCCAGTAACAGTTACGTTAGCAAGAGTAGCAGTACCTGAAGTGCTAGTTGATGTTAACGTCAACCAAGAACTTGCAGTTAGCGTACCGTCTGCCGGACAAACGTTCAATGTATTAGTCGATGTATTGTACCACAATTGACCCTTCAGTGGGTTAGCAGGAGGACTACCTGCGGCAAAACTTTCAGTAATACGAACAAAGTTTGTATCAAATGCTTGTCCATATCCTGACCAGCTACGACCGGGTAGTGATAGTGAGGTACTAGTAGTATTGATTGTACCGTCTTGAATAGTAGTTAACGTACTACCGTTACTTCTAATAATTGTATATGCCATTTGCTTGTTGCTCCAGAGTCTTTAAATATTTATCTTAAATTGTAACTACGTTTGTCAAGCTTTGAATCCTGATTGTGTAGTCCAATTGTATTTGTCTGTTCAAACTTTTTTGAACGGGGTGAAAAATCACATGAGTTAATAGTCTTGTCTGTTCATTACCAGACGTATCCATTCCATATCCAGCTAAAATACCCATTTCGTCAAAGGTGTACGATGATTCTGTTTGAGTACCATTATCAAACGCTGTCTGTCCATTGGGTTCACCAAAGTCTAGTAAACACTGCACGATAATGTCGGTATAAACTTTACCAGTAACATGACTGATAATCATTTTATTTCTTGAGGGGTCAGTATTTAAAATACTAGTATCATCTACAATCTTAGTATAAGTCTGATTGTATAAACTTGCATTAATACCCACTGTATTTGGGGGCAAATACGTAATAATACCTGTATCATCTACGCTAGTTCCTCCGTTGCCAAATGCCATCTTATAGATTCCGCCGTAACCTCGGTTACTAAGTGCGTCTGCAATAGCTTGGGAAATGTTCTCATAGTGGATTGCATTCTTTTTGTCCAGTAAGACTTCACCTGTGTTAGGGTCGGTCAATTTGACAAATCCTTCAATTTTTAACATATTTTGTATTGACATTAGTTATCGCCCCTGACTTGCACTAGAATTTCCTTAGTATTGGGATCAGTAATCTTGAGGAAGGAACTAAAGTAAAATCCGCTTTGTTCATTGGGTTTTACTTCCTTAGTTTCTGCCGTATTTTCTGGTTTTTCGTTCATAATAGTTTATTTATCATTTATTCTGTACCGACCTGCAAGAAGTTAGCCGGGAAGCTGTCACTGACTTGCAACGGATCACCCTCAACTGAATAGTCCTCACTGTTCCAAGTACGGTTATAGTAGAAATTGAACAATGTATTTGTCAATTTTACACCATAGACCATAGTATATTCCGAATGCATCAATCTAGCACCAGAACCATCTACTCCTCGGGTAATTCCTGAAATTGTATTAGTCTCAGTATTAACTTTCTTAAAAGTAATAATTTCCCCACCAATATTGATAGTGTTACCTAGTCGTAGTGAAACCTCCAAGTTATCACCTTCAGAAGCACCTTTAGCTATATAAATCACTGGTCTAGAATTCTTAATAGCCAATGTAATATTTTCTGTACTTATTTGAGTTAGTGTAGAAATATTATATACAGAAATTTCCTTAATGGTCTCGACTGCGTAATTTACAAGGCACGCAACATTTTCATTTATTGTAGCTGCAACTACGGTTGTTTTGACTAAATCTAACAACTTAGCTACATCTTCGACATATATTTGACTGTCAAGTACTTCTAAGTTTTTTGTCAACCAAGTTCTGACACCTGTATTTGCTCGGTATATTGATTGTTCACCATTTTTATCAATGTGATTTACATATACTAGTTGATTGGGTGTAGCGTTTGTAATCATACTGGTAATCAAAACAACATCACCCGTAGTAATAGGTTCTAAAATATTAAGCTTGTTTCCACTCTTAAGTTTAAGTCTACTGTTGTCAACTTTGTATCCGTTAATAGTCACAAACAATCTATTAATATTAGTCAACGTTAAATCAGGTTGATTTATTTCATGTGTAGTGTCAGATTTCCAAATATATCCACCAGACACATAACTTGTTAGTATTTTACCAGTTACTGGTTTTGCCAACAATACATCATAGAATAGTTTAATTGGTTGATATGTTATTGCATCCTCTGTTACAGGAGTCATTAATCTAACATAATATTCATTACCATTTAATTGTGTAGTACCGTTAATACCATCAATTGTTATTAAGTCACCGGTGACAAATTCAGGTACCGTAGTAACGATTAATGTCAACTCACCTTTATCAGTGTTGACAGTTAATAGTGGAGTTACTTGTAATGTGTTAATGTTTTCTGTTAACAAGTATTGGTCACGGGTATCATGGAATGTAGTAACACTAATCAAATCTTCGCCAGATGCCGGATTAAACAATAATGTCACTGTACCAATTTCTGAATTAGGATCAACTGCAATAGTATACTGGATAGTTGGAATTAATCTTACACCATTATATTCTACAATAGCATCTACATCATTGGTATAACCATCTGAAGACAATCCAACAAAATTAGTGAGAACTAATTCAGTTATAGATGGTGCAACTTCAAATACTTGTGTTTGTGGAATACTGAAACTATTTTGTTTAGAGTTAATTTCTAGACCCATAATTGCAAAACTTAAATAATCAGTTTCAGAATGGTATGTTGTAGTGAACAATAATTTAGCTTCTTTAGATGCGGTGGTTGATATTTTGTAATCATCCTCATATATTAAAGGGTTACCGTTTAAGTAAACAACAGGAGTAGCATATATTTCCGGTGCGTATGCATAACCTAACCATATTTCACTATAACCTGTAACAGGATCAATACGTAAAGGCAAGTTCTGCGAATTACTTCTAACTTCTTGATTGCCATTACCAAATTCATATACTTCAATTTGTAGATATTTTGTGTTATCATACAAACTAACACCATCCAAAGCACTTAGCGTGATTGATTGAGTAATCCAATTGATTGAATATGAATAGCTATTAGATGTAGTAGGTGTTATATCTTGATAAATTCTAAAACCTAACTTAGTAGAAGAATCCATTAAGTATAATGCAACGTGTGCAGGATTCTCGGTAATCAGAGAAAAGTCTATTGGTAAATCAGTAAGTGCATGTATGAATTTTTTAACTGTAAATCCATTGAATGGATAATCTTCAACTAGCCATGTACTTCCCGGGCGAGTTGTAACAGTCATGGTTAACGTATCTGTTAATACACCGGGAACTAATTCCTCTGGTCCATAACCAGAAATGAATGGATCACCTTTGATTTGATAGAAGTTTTCTTCTGTCTTAATCAATGATACATTTTGCCATATAACAGCATCAGTGCTACGTAGAATAGTAGCATCGGATCCAACAATAATCCAATTATCGTCACTATATGTTATTGCAGTCAATGTCTTGGTAGTATTAGATACTACTTCACTCCAAATAATTCCATCCGGGCTAGTTATAATGGTACCATCATCGCCCACAATAACAAACATTCCGTTAGCATATATACCGTTTAACAGATTAGATGTCTTTGCAGTACCGTCAATTGATGCCGGATCCCATGCATGAGAGTTAGTTGATGTGAAAACTTGATAATTGTCACCAGCTAAAACAATAGCTGTTCCAGATGATAATACTACATTTAATCCAGTTGATACTACTCTTGGTAATATTTCTTCCCAATCAAGACCGTTCAAACTTCTGAAAGTTTTAGAAGTTGATACCAATGATGTGTATCCATTAACAGTAGTATTAGTAATTGTACCAAGACCAGTAGCAATATAACCGTCAAAGAATGCAGAAGATACATAAGCTACACGTTTAAATTGTTGAGGTAATGAACTTCTGAAGCTATATTGAACACTCCAAGTATAGCTGTCCGGGCTGATTAGTAATTCATCACCCACAGCAATATAGAAATTGTTGTTATAAATTACACTGTACAATTTATCTTTTGGTGCAGAAATTGATGAACTATCATATCCCACATCATCAAATTTATTAGTATCGTATGGTGTAAATTCTCCCACTGATACCCAATTTTCTAAGTCGTTGCTGGTTACGACAGGTGAATGTATATTACTTGTAACGATAACATAATGACCTTCATCATATCTAATGTCTTGTACATTTAATACATTTTTACTGATTTGTTTCATAGTCCAAGTTACGCCAGTATCGTGACTTAACAATATAATAGAATATGATTCAGTATCACCAATTGCAACCAACAAGTTTTGTTCGGCTACGATAATACCACGTAAATTGATATTGCTTGGATAGAATATTTGATCCTTCAATACAGTATCTAGTTCATTAACTAAGTCATCAAACGGTTGACCAAAGTAAGTATTATTTGGATAATCAATACCAGATACTAACATTGGTAGATTTTTACCTGGCATGTTGTCTGTTGGATTGTAGAATCCCATGATTCTATCTAATGCATTCAAATCAAATTCATCACTACGTACTTCTTCCCATTTGTTAAAATCAAATGCAATATCATTATTACTTACCATGCAACGATATAATGTATTATTGAATGTTACTAAACTATATGGACTGCGAGTGTGTCCGGATGTAATGTAGATTGGTTCTGGAATATATGCATAATCACCACTTAGGAATGTAAATGCATGGTTTGGTACAGGTCTTACTAGTGAGGTGTCATAGAATAACGCAACTTGTGTCTGACTAATAGGCTTGACATAGTATTTTTCAAAAGAGTTAACTGCTACCCCGTTTAATTCATATACGCTTATTTCATTAGTTATATAATCTGCTAGCTTTACTGTAATCTTAGCATCATTAATACCATTCACACCACCTAAATTGCTACCGTTAATTACAATAACATCACCATTAGCGTAAATAGTACCAGGATCAATAATTTGAATGAAGTACTTATTTGTTATGTTTTGAGCAGAGAAGTTTGGCTTAAACACCTTGATAGTTGCACCGCCGGGTCTTGAATCAACATATGTATATGGATTAATAATTTTATAAAAATATAACTGTAGACCTTTAATTTGTCCTGGTTGTAAGTTTGTAACTGAATAATTTAATGTTGCTACGGAATCACCTGATGTGCCGGTTATTGCAACATTTAATTGAGTAGTAACGGTGGTGTTAAGATCGTAAATCACTCCAGTAAAGTCTATAAACTGAACTGCCGGTGTTATTCTGATAATGTTAGACAACTCTACGTATTCACTAGACACAGAAATAACAAATGTATTTGCTGGTATTGTAAATCCGGTAACCAGCATGCCTATTTTTGGTAGAGTTCCTGTCAATATTTTAACTGACGATGTACCAAAAATTTCAGCAGTAAATTTAGCAGTTACAACTTTAGTAATGTGAACTGAGTTTGCAGGAATAGTTCCACCGCTTAGTACCATTCCTGAAATAAACAATCCATTAATAGTTCCAGCAGCGGCAAATTGATTACCGTATATAATACCGTTAGTAGTAGATGCAATGGTTGCATTTATAGAACTCACGTTAGTGATTGGTAATACTGCTTGTTGAATACTTGCACGTGTAACGGTTGATGGCGTGCCTGCAACAGTCACTGAAGTTATTCCGCCTACATTACTAATTGTAGTAACTGTTAAGACGCAATTATTTGTAGATGAGATTCCACTTAGATTGGCACCTGATATGGTTATAATATCACCCACATCGTATGATGCACCTGCAAAAGTAATTTCAGCATCGTAAGATAGACCAAACAATATATTGTATATTGTAAATATTGCACCAGTTCCGTCAGTAGCTGATCCTGGGTGAGTTGCTACTCCAGTAAGTCCCGGATACGGTATAGCATAGTTCACTGATAAGTCTAAACTACTTTCTACACCATTATTAGTAACAACACTACCGTAGTATTCACCGGATGTCCATTCTTCGACCTTAGTTCTATAACTTGTTCTGTCAAATTTTAGTGTAGAAGTTAATTCTCTTGTTGGTGTATTGGATACTATTGGTACTGCTCTTGCAGAAACTTCCAACTTGTTATTAATGCTGTTTATACTTTCAGCTAAATTCACTCTGCGTGAATCTATCATTGCATTATTCTTGGTAGTGTACAATGCTATAACTGATTTTTTATAAAATAAACTGTCTGTACTAATCACTCGCACATAGTAATATTTTTTGTTTTGTAACCCAGAGATACCAAGACTTGTTAATGATTTGATATATTTTACTGCATCTCCGGTTAATAACGAAACTGCATTAATGTTTATAGTATTATCATTGTAGTTAATATTTGCACTATCAAATAATATAGTGATTGATGCTTGAATAACAATATCCGGTTTAGTTGTATATCCTAATCCCGGATCAGTTACAGTAATGTCAATTACTTTTCCACCTGACATAACTGGTATAAGAGTAGCAGGTCTAGTTGGTGCAGGATAAATTGTTGAATCAATTACTGCACTAATCTGTGGAGGGTCAATATAGTCTCTTCCTGAATCTAACAGTACTACTCCCGGTAAATCTATATACACAATTGTTCCTGGGATATGGTTAGCTACATCACTATCACCTGCGCCGCGAGTTAAACTGTATAATTTACCCTTTTCTCTGTCAATTTGAGAATAGTTAATGTACTCATTATCAATTTTAATTCTTCCAGTTACTGGTAATCCAAAAGCATCATCTACATACAAAACATCGCTAATTTTATCTAAATATATTTCCAAAGATGTGATTGGATTGTTGGCACTTCCGGTCAATGATATACCGTAATTACTATACCAGTCAGAATATAAACTATCAGTCCAGATAGCATCAGTAGGTAAAACTTGTCCGGTAGCTCTTACTGAATCAAAAACTAAATTAGGTGTTATAAATCTATCTGTAGTAACGCTATATCTGCCCGGCAAATCAAAGTCAGTTACCTGTCCAGTAAATGATTCTGCTTTAGTGTACTTCAATAAGAATTCTTTAATGACAACACGATAAGGTTTAACTTCATTAATGAAGCCTTCCAAGAACACTTGATTATCACGCTTATAGTTTTTATCTTGTGCTAATTCACGTAATGTATGCTGTACATCTACCAATGATGTTTTATTTAACCAAGTTAAGTTGTTTTGTGAAGTTGTATTCTCGCTTACAATATATTCAAACAACAATATCAAACTCTTATTACGGTGAATTCGCAATGTCTCTGTGTAAATTTGTTCATTCAATGCACGAATTATATAGCGAGTTTCCATTGAAGGATATGAATCATATGCATCTAAATCAAAGAAATTACTGTCAAAACCAATTTTGTATCCAGAATAATTCCACAATGATTCTTTGATTTGAATTGTACCCTGTTCTAATCCAATCCTATCCCATGACTTTCCGTTGTACACATATACTTCACGCTTACCATCACTATTCATAGTAACACCGGCGATCATACCTAGGTACGGGATCAGTGTGGCAAGACCATAATATTTAGAAACTTCAACGTCAATTTTAGTATTGACACTATAACCTTCAGCCCACCAGTAAATATATTCCCAATACTTAGTTGTATCAAAATCAACTCCAGCTATAGTAAAGAATGTAGGTGCTCTTACTGTACTACTTTCACTATTACTAGAACCTAGCAAACTAGGAGTTTTAAACTCAGCGATAGGGTATTGTTTCAATACTGTATTAGCATATCCAAAATAGTTAGCCAATGCTTTTAATCTATTCTTAAACATACTTTGTCTAGGTCTATATGCTGTACCAGTTTGCATTAACTTAGGTAATGTAATGTCGGGTACTACACGACCCTGACTGTCCATACCAGCAAGACTGTCTAGTAATTTTTCATACATCGCTTCTGGTTCATTATGCTCGGTATACATTGAGGGGATACCGGCAATAAAGTCATCTTCATAACCTGCACGAATTAATTTATATTCATTGTATGCCGGTGTTTCGTTACTACCAGAACTGAAACCAATATATAAACTAGAGGTTAAATCTGTTATAAAGTCACTAGCATTATACAAGCCAAATACGTTTGGTTTATATGCCGCAAAGAATGGCACACCTGATGTTATTGGATTTGCAATATATAATTCTAAAATTGTATCAGATAGAGTTTTGCCCTTAGTACTTTGAATAACATTAGTATTCTTTACCCAGTAATAGTATTTCAATACTAATGATCCTGCATTATCAACTTCGACTGTAGTTGTATATGATTCTAAGTCGTAGGGTGTTCCTGTTCCTGTGTAGTTTACGGGAGTAACATCACTCTCGACCCACGTATATACGCTTACTACACTATCAGGGAAAACAGTGCCCCAATATCTACTATTATATACAGTATCTTCTTGGTGATAGTTTACAAAACGAGTTGAGGATGTGTCAAACCATAGTTTACCTATATATTCACTAGACCAAACTAAGTTATGATTTCTAACGTCTGTATTGTAACCAGCAGGGTCAATGCTATCAACATAGTCTAGATTTTCCATGACCACACCCAACAACTTGCCTTGCAATGGATCAATATAATCTAATGATTGACTACGTTCATTGGTGTCGTTGTCATATATTTGAACTCCGGATAATCTATCAACATCAACAACATCATTTGATTTTCTAAATATGTTCCAATTTGGTTTGTTAGTAAGATTTTTATAAGCAACTACCCTACCATTAAATCCATCTCCTGAATAATTATCAGGTATACCAACAACCAATGTGTATTCACTAAATGCTAATTGTCTACCATAGAATGCACTAGGTCCAATGTTAGTAATTAAATCATTACATGATTGAGCAAATACATAACTACCTAAGTTACTTAGACTTTCATTATATTCTGCAATATAGTCATAAACAAATACTGCACCTGCATTTGCAAATGAATCAATAAATCTAGTGAAGTTATTATCAAAATACGTGTCATTATTTGATTTACTATCGTCAATAAAATCAAATGTTGTTGCGGCAAATCTATTTGCCACCGGCGCACTAATCGCCACTGAGTTATATTCATTAAACTTTATAGAATATCCAAATTGAGTTGGATTTGTAGTATTATGAACTTCTCTAATAGTTTGTGTTTGGGTGTACTCTTTGATTCCTAAACTATCTAGTACAGATTTGTTAAACACAGTGATTGTTAATTTGTCATTTAATCTACCTAATTTAGGATCACGTAAACTAATCTGTAGTTTAGTTTCATCAATGGCAGTTGCTATCACGTTTAATATTCCTGCTTGGTTAATAGCAGTAACAATATTATTTAAACCTGTACTAGGTAATACTACAACTGTTCCGTTGATTAAAATAGTTGCAGTAGAAACCAAAGTTACTGCATTTACTCCAGTAATTGTGCCGTACTTTTTACCTTCATGTGTATATCTATAGACTGCACCTTCATAATTATCAACTGATATATCGAACGGTGCACCAACAAGAACATCATTGCCAAATATATTTGTGTCTAATCCTGTACCAAATGCAATACTGGATCTAACACTTGTTCTATAGTCGTATGGTGTAAGAGTTTGTGTGAAAACAAAGTCGCCTGAACTAATATTAACTACATCACCTGCACCAACTCTAAACGGATATTTAAACGTAACTGTGTTAGCTGTGGTAGTGTAATCTATTGCAGGAACTAGTAACTGACCATTATGTGAGACTGAAATACCATTTGCAGGAGACCACGCTAGCTTAGTAGTTAAATCTGTCCAATCAATAGAGTCACGCACGTATGTAATATTTTGCACTATTCTGTTATAAACATATACTGCACCCATATTGAATAGTGTGGGTGTAAAATCTAATGTAGGTGCACTGATAAAAACTTTACTTCCATCAAAATTTGTAGATAAAGTAGTACCAAAGCCAGTGTTAGATACTTTCCAGTATACTGTCTGGGTGCTTGGATTTTGGTTAGTGCTGCCGCCTACTGCTATATAAGTGTTACCACTATGAAATACCACTGCACCTACACTGTAGGGTGTAGAGCCTGACCAAGCAGGAATAACATCTGACACATTTAATGTTGTTACACTTGAATAATTATATGTTGCTTTATAGACTGTAGTTCCAGTAGCTACTAGTGATTTAAAATTACCTTCAATGTAAAAAGTAGTCTTATTTGTACCTAAATTGTATTCACTAGTTTCAATTACATATGATTCTGCTTTGATAGCATTAGAGAATGAAACTTTATCTCCATGACCTAACCCATCAGACTGGTCTCCGTTAACTATAAAACCAGTAGCATAGATTGCGATTGCAGATGAGAGTACAAATCCAGCAGATACACGAATAACATTATCATCAAGTCTATACACATAAACTTTTGCTTCTGTTAAAGAACTTAAATATAACCATTTCTTATCACCAGATAATGCTACCGCATCACCTACACGTTTACCGGCAATAGTAATTACTTGTTGAACAATAAACGATTTATGCGTACTTGGATGTAATACACCAACATAGACATAACTGTTTGTCGCACCAGGTGAAGTAATTATAATAACATCATCTGATTTAGCCATTGCAGTACCAAATCCAGCTGTATTTACATATGCTGATTCTTTATATTCATATGTATTTGCATTAATTGAAGTTACACCATACGTACCTGCCTTAGCATAAGCATATCTGTAAACTGTTCTTGCTCCAGGATCTCCAATATATATTCCTAAGTCTTTATCAAATATAACAGAGTTACCAAAATTCTGTGTACCTGATCGTTTTAATAAATTAGTATATTTGTAGCTTAAATCTTTTTGCAATACTGCCCATTTACCATTTTGGTCAGTGTCAACCCATACTTTTTGTTGACTAGCCCCGTCATTCATTAATAATAAATTAGATAATTCTTTTGTGGTTGTTATGCGTTGAGTTTGAAACTTAGACGCAATACCCAAACTATTGATTGAGGTTGTGTCTGACGGCAATGATAAATCTACTGTCACGGTTGTTAGACCACCTACAGTATTAACTCTATAAAACCCGTCAATAGAGGAATCATAGTTAACAATCATAAATGTATCGTCTTTTACTAACCCGTGCGGGAAATCAAATTCAAATGTAGCAGTACCATTAAAATTATTATTTACACTTATAGCATTAACATGTTTATTAATAGTACCCATTGGAATTGGTGTAGTTACTTTCCAACTACCATAGTCATCTGCAATCCAAATATAATCACCCTGAAATATGTCATTTGCAGTCAGCGTACCTACACTCAATCTGTCAAATGATAAGCTAAACATCTTAATGTCATTAAAGTTTACATATCCTGCGCTTGGTAACTTCTCAAAATAATCAAGGGGTTTTCTAGGTAGAATATTAATGTCTGTAATTACTGATCCAAAATTAGTTAGTCCATATAAAGGAATAGTCTGTAATAGTCCTGATTCAGGTTTATCATTTACTATACCTATGATATTGGGATTACCAGTTAATTGAGTTTTGTTAAGTTTGAATTCAATAAAATTATGGTTAGTTATTCCACCGTATTCAGCAGTCTTAATAGCCCAGTTTTCATATACATCATATTTGATTTGTCCAACATCTAATGTAATGTTTTGAGCAATATTAACTGCATTCTTAGTTCCCTTTTCACTAAGAAAACTTTTATATAAATTAACTTGTGAAATATCTGATAAATCACTAGCAGATAAGTAATCTCTAGGTCTATATCCAATCAATGAGAACCCTAGCAAATCTCCATCATTCTTTAAGTTAGCATTTTTAATATCATAGTACAATGCACTTTCTGATGCACGTGTACTTGCATTGGGTAATAACCCTTTTTGAATCTTTTCGTAATCTGTTTCAATCCAATCATTTGAATTGAATGTAAGTGATGCCAACACCGTTTTATTAGCCATCCAATATTTGTTCTGATGTGTTACAATAGAACCCTTAACGTATTTTACATTCGCTGACCAATTTTCAATATTATCCTGATTTAATAAGAATCCTTGAGCATTTAATGTACCATTCCATTCAGCAGTTTTTTGTCCTCGCAAGAACAATCTATTCTGACGTAATCCGGTAAGTTTGTTGAATATTGTATCATTGAACAATGACACGTTATCAAACACAATACCATGTTCTAGTGAATTTAAACTGGCAGTAAAATATGAAATAGTATCACCATCATTTAATGGTCTAACTTCAAATCTAGTGTCATCTCTTAATATTGCTAAATCGCTTGAATGAATTGCATATAAGTTTTGATTCAAAATAAAATTCTTATCCTGTGCGGTAAGTGGCTGGACAATTAAACTATCTTTATTAATTACTAAACAATTTGCAACTGGATTAATACTAATCAAACTTCCAACTTCCCAATTTGCGCCTACCCAATATAGTGCCTCAGCAACCATTTGTTCCCAGTTTAATATGAATTCATTTTCTTGATTATCAAATTGTATTCCTTGGTCGGTTAGATATCTACCGTAGTTTGTAATGAATTCACCCAGTGATTGCGCTGTAGTAAACACCGTACCATAAGGAACATATTTAATTACAGTGCTGTAATTATTAGGTATATTAACCTTTTTACCATTTACTTCAATTACTTTGTACGTACCATCCGGGTCGGATGTATATGTCATAAAATATGAACGAGTCTGACTATTACCGGTAACTGAATATCCATTAGCAGAAGTTTTTTGTATAATTATACTACTATAGCGAATAGTAAATTCAGGTTGATTTTGATACAACATTACATTGTAACTTTCACTAGGTAACAACAATGACACATTATTTGAATTGGTGCTTGTTTTTTCTAAGTAAAAATTTAAATATTCTTTGTCGGTAAAACCAGCAATTCTATAAATTAATCTTACATCTAAATTGTTTAATAATGATGTAACTTTATTATGTCCTATGTGTCCGGTTCGTTGAACATAATCAACAATCCAATTCATATAACCATGCTGTGCTGTCCCATTACCATACAATAGTGGAATTTTATTCCCATGTAGGAATCCATCCAACAAGAATTGGTTAAATTCTGAACTATATGTATATAAATCTATATCCTGTGCCAATGAGAAGAACTTTGCAGGTTTTAATAATGCAATTATCTTCATTAAATCAAATGGCCAGTTACTACTTCTTCTATAACTATATTCTGCAGGACCTACATCACCCACATCCCATGCAGTGTTAAATACTGCCTTACTATAATCACGAACCATTGTATTAAATGGATTCTTTAAATTACCATATGAATCAACCGGCAATATTGTAGACAATCCGGGTCTTGCTCTACGTGAATTAACTGTTCCATTAATTCTTCCTGCCTCAATGTCTGTCCACAATACTTTATTATCGCTAGTATATGGTGCTTCACCATAACGAGCATCCCACCAAGAAGGTTTATCTGTTAGTCCCAACATCTCCCATGGCGTTGAATGAGGGGTGGTAGTATCATAATACCACAAATATATTCCTCTCCAGAAACCTTGAGTTATAACTTTATTAGTTTTATCTGTAGCATTTTTGTAATTCCAAGTAAATTTTTCACTTGAAGAATAAAAATTATTTGCAAAGTCAATGTTATTCTTACCAACCCAGTCTAAGAAATTAACAGAATATATATTTTGAACTTCTGCTATTGAGTTGCCGGTGCTTCTAAAGTAACCAGGAATAATTTCATCTTCTTTGATTGGAATAGGAGCACTTACTTTGATGTTATTATAGATACGAGTTTCAAACTCTAATAAAACTTTATCTTTAAAATCTTCTAAGTAACCATTATTATATGCACCAAACAATTTAGTTAATGATCCGTCATGTCCTTTAATAAAATACGTAGGAATTAGATAACTGTTGTCTAATACAATACTTGGGCGACTTGCAGGATATAATCCTAATTTGCTAGGAGTATTTGGAACATAACTACCATACGTAGTATTATATTCGTTGACTATGATTGTATCCCCTGCCACTAAATCCTTAGTAATTTGTAATTTAGGCTGAGTACTGCTAATAGTATAATCTAAATCTTTAATTAATTGAGTGTATCTATCAATCCCGCCGACAGTATTCTTACTATAAACTAAAATTGAATTATAGTTTGCATTTTTAAAATCATATATCTTGCTTAATGGGAAGAAGCTTGTATCAATAAATGCATTGAATGTATAAATTTTAGAGATATATGGTGCTCTCGCAGGTAACATATCTGACCAAAAGAAACTATCACTTTCTTGTTTATATGAAGCAATCTGTTGCAATACATCATCTAACATCTGTCCACCGGACATTGTTGGGAAATATTCTGATTGGTCAACAGTTGATAACATCAATTGTTTAAACTTAACATATTCTTGTGCGTTAAATGACAATGAATCTATTAAATTGTATTCTGGATGGCGCATGAATGCTGCCAATTTTACCATTGGCGCACTGTTTCTGATTATTTTAGTAGAATACGGAATTAAATTTCCAACATCTCTAAAGTTATTTGCCCCAAACACATCACCGGTAATTTTTCTACTGTTATTGTAAATGCTTTGGTAATGTCCACGCAAATCACCTAAACTTAATTCAGGGATATCAACATTGAACGGGTTATTAGATAAGTTACTTGGTATAGTAAAATATGCTTTTGAATCAAGTGGATCATTACTGTATATCAACACTTGCATCATTGTATTAACTACTGGTGGAAATAATAAAGTAACAGTTGTTTGATTTAACGTAGTTGATGTTTTAACTGTAAATTGTGATGAAGTGAGTTCCGTACTATCAAAATAAACTTTGACTGTTGGCCAAGGACTTGAAGTTACCGGCAATATATTAAATTTTAATGTTGAAAAAGATTTACCAATGGTATATTCAAATTCAAATGCTTGATACTGAAAACTTTCACCAATCGCAGTTTCCCAACCTATTTTTCTATTGTAGGCAGTAAGTGAAGTATAGTTATGAACATATCCATCGGTAATATTATATGTAGTAGAAACAAAATTTTTAATAAAATTAAACGAATCACTGTTAAAATCAATATTAAAATTAATATCGCCAATATTAGCTACTGAACTATACTTTATTGGAAACCCCAATATAATATCATCAGTACCGGTACCAATAGCATATGAAAATAATTTAGTTCCCTTAAAATCACTACCTTGATAATATGATTGATTGCTAAAACTTACACCATTAATATCAAACACATCGAATATAGGAGGTTGATTTATTAATGTTTTTGCTTGTGAGTACGACCAATTTGACCCGTTAAAATAATATGTTTTGCCAACGTTATTAGTTCCACGTTTTGAAACTACTTGTTCATTTGCAACAATTACATCTTTATTTGCATTAGTTAATGTAATTATCGGTGAACCAGATCCAGTAATTGATCGAAATCTTACAGTAAATATTTTATTTCGCACTTCAACATCATTATCAGCAGTAAAAACAATTGTTGCACCATCAAATAGCGGTAAGCTACCATCGGGTATGTAAGATGTTTGTCCTGATACTTGAGTATTAGCATTAGTGGTTGTAGTATCAATAAAATCAACAAATGTTTTATGCATAGTCCCACTATTAAACAATTTTAAATTTGGATAAAATTCAATGATTGGTCTTTTGGCACGGTTATCTGCGTTGTTCAATGCGGCGTTAGATATCTTGCCACTTGAATATAAAGCAGTAGCTTTCAATACATTAATATGAAACCAACGATTACTACGACTCCATGCATTTCTATTTTTTGCATTTCTACTAATAGTAATGTAATCTTTAACTACAGGGACATTCAATCGTTCACTGAATGTTGATGTATCAAATCCTTCATTATCATATGATTTATAAACAATCTGACTGAAGGTTTCTGGAACCAATACATCAGTTTCAGGTACTAATTCTATTCCAGTTCCAACACCTTCTACATAGTATTTTTTATCTTTATATGATTCCGGAAATATTGAGCCCACAAAATTAATCTTCATTCCGTTTGTAAACACAACACCAAACGGACTTTTATAAGTTTTCTTCCCTAGAATTTCAGCTTCAACATTGATTTTATGTGATGCATTATCTTCTACTAACTTTATAAGTCCGGTCTTTAATGGATCAACTGCGTCCTGATAATATAGTGTATCTAAATCAGCCGTGATTTGTGCTAATTGAAGTATTTCACCTAATTGATTTTTTACAAAGTCTCTGCTAATAAAAGTTTCACCAAATATTGCAGTAATTTTTTGATTAGTTGGAATAACCTTCTGTTCAGTCAATATAATTACGGGGTCACCGTCGTCTTCACTAACATAATTAATTTTATAGAAATTATTTGTAATTACTGTAGTATCACCGCCGTCATAGGTAACATCATCAAATGCTACGTTGTCATAGAAGTTAGTAAGTTTAGCAGTTGTTCCCGGTTTAAATCCATAAAACATTAATGTTCTGTTACGCAATGAATTAATTCCATCAATTTCTTTAAGTTTACTCAATGGCATACCGTGTACTTTTTCGAAAGGTAAAGTACACACAATGTCAACTGGATTATTACCGGGATATTTGATATTATCTTGGTCAGTTGCATAAGGGACAGTAAACGTCATAAAACCAGCATCAATGCCGTTATTATCCAATCCATAAATCTCTCTGCTAGTTAAGTTAACACGTGATGGATTTTTACCTGAAGTTCCAGGACTAGTTTGAATATAAAACTTATTTGGTTGTGATACATTAAATGTGTAGGTGCCACCACGTAGTAATGTTATTATTGGATTCTTACCCAAACTAATGTCATTGGCAGAAATAGAATAGTCTATTGACTGATTAGTAACAACATAATCTAATTTGTTATACAATAAACTAGTTTTTACATCCACAACATCAGGACCATCAGGCAACCAATAGTATTGACTGAAGTTAACAAGTTTATCTAAATCTACAAAACTATCCCATGAATAGAATTGATTTGCAAATAGTTTAGAATGATTAATTACTGATCCATTTTCAGATACAAGTGCGTCAACTAATCCGGGGTATGTTAAAAAATCAACCGCAGTACTAGTATTAGTTTTAGTAAATATTACACCTGGTTCAAACTGATAGTCTTGTCTAATTTTACTAGGTTCAACAATATAACTATCACTAGCAGTTAATCCATATTCGAATTTACGACCAATATATCCTTCAATTTTATCTAATTTAGGAGGTGTAACTAGTTGGTCTAGGGTAGCACCCAAGAATTGATTATTAGTTTCTGTTCTAAAAATCTCAGGAAGAAAATCAATTGTTCTAACTCTATTTGCCATTATTATTATCCGCTAATTGTTTGAAATTCATTTGCTGTCAACGATGTTATTACCTGTATATCTGATACTTGTAAAGCACTTACAAATATTTCATTTGGTGCGCTACGAATTTCATATAAATCTCCAAATTTTAATGTTGAGTCTTTTGGAATTAATATGGCTGATCCAATTAAGTCACCCAATTCACTATGCAAATATGCACTTAGTTCACTGAAATAAAACGTGTCGCCAAAATCCCAATTACTTATATCAAAATAGTTGTTAATTGCATTCACTACAGCAATACTTATTTCACTTTCACTTGCTGTGGTTTTACTTGCTTTGATAACCTTAATAGTAGCTTGTAATTGCGGGTCTGCTTTCATTCCAAACAATGGTTTAAATTTTACGCTGTTTAAAATAACACTGTCACTTAACATTTTATAATCTTCAATCTTACCATAAGATTGTGATAACTCATTAATAGTGGGCATAGTTGGTTCGAGTACTTTATTTGTTGTATCAGTAATCCATTGACGATACTGTGTATAATATGATTGTGTAACTAGATACATATCAATAATGTTTGTAGTAGCTGGATTGATTCTACCAGTATTACTACTATTGTGTTTGTATTGAAAGTACAAGCCCTGACGCCCTGAATATGTGCTAATGTTTGTTAGCACATTTAATTTTAATATATTTGCAGAAGTTGCGTCATTGACTGATTGATAAAATACTTTGTCATCAGTTGCATAGAATTTCTGCCCAAGTGGATATTCGTATTTTATAGATTGAATTTGCACTACATTATTAAATATAGTTACAATCTCAGTGCTTGGGATAATTCTAAATTTGTTTAATAAATTACTGTCTATAATCTTTTCAACAAACACATAATTTTTTAGTCCTTGACCATAACCAGTAACATAATTAAAGAAATCTGGATTGCTAATAATCTTATTGTTAGCAGGATCAATAACACTTACTTCAATTGAGTAATCATCAACATAACCATCGGCTTCTACTGGTTGACCTACTACTGCTAATGTAACGTCATCCCCAAAGTTTGCATTTGATCCGGGCAATGAGTTTGTTTTTAAGACTTTAACCGTGTCATATAATGACTTCCCTGACAACGGATCATAAATGATTTTACTTCTGTCAAACGAAAAACGTGTATCATTAGCACTACCAAAATAATATGCTAACGCTTTGTTAGTCACTGAATATATTCCATCTCCTATACTTTTGAAATTAACCAAAAAGGTAGTTGCATTATAATCAGAAATAGACCAACGTCTTGTGTCTGATATTGATAATGAGTTATCATAGTTCAAAGAGAAGCTTTGATTATTAATACAGCGAGCAATAGCATTTTGAATTATTGCGCTGGGGACGATATTATCAAATACCGGAATAATAATTGATACTAGTGCGCCGGTTGGTATATTGTGACTTAGTGTCACAGGACCTAATCCATTGTACAAATTACCAACGCCGCCGTTGTATCCATCATCAATAACATTAACAATTGATGTCCATATATAAGTTAAGTCACCGGGTCCAGGTAACTTTGGTACTAGTCTATTGTTTTGAAATACAAAACCCCCGGGTGCAACAAACTTAATCAATGCTCCGGTTGTTGCATACTTCATATTAGTTCCGCTATAGATACCCACAGGAATAGCAGTGCCTATACTGACCAATTTGAAATAACCAGTAATATTAGTAGAATTAAAAGACGTTTGCTTCCAAGAAACGTCAGTTACTGTATACCTAGATGCATTGATAACATAGTATTGTTGCATTCTACGACTAGATAAGATAGATAATAACTTATTAGTTAAGAAACTAATAACACTAGTAGTGCCTCTATCTAAATTAAGAGGTTGAAATTCATCATTTTGTTTAAAATATAATGCGCCATCTTCTGCAAATGAATTTACACTTGAGTATTTTGCAGTTGGGTCAAGCAAGTCAAAATTACGTGATGTGCCAATGCTACTGCGATTTAATGCTTTGCTTTTTAATACACTACTGTATAATGTCTTTGGAAATACATTATAATCTTCACCATTAACCATACGATTCTGAGAATAAAATCTTGTCGGGGCACGTAGCTTAATATCAGCAATGCTTTCACGTGCTTGTGCATTAGTTACTGGTTGTGTCAATTGTAACGTGATGGTGAGTGTTTCAACTCTAGCAGTTTTACTAACATAGCTAAATGAAACAGTAGTTCCCTGAATGTCACTTGGATCAATGTTATATTGTAATGAATTACCAGTTCTATAGTATGCTCTGAAATTACCAATTGGGATTTCACCAAATACGCCGTCACCAAATACATAACTAACTTGGTCATTGAAACGTGAATCAACTGAAAACAGATTCATTTCCTTTAATGCGTTATTGTATATACTATCTACCTGAATCCATTCTGTTAATGCCCCTGTTACAGGGTCAACTTTGAACAACCAAGTGTCAGTATCATTAATACCTTCAGTGTTAATGTCTACTACTTGGTTGGATATTTTTTGTGTCAATGAAAAAGATTGACTTTTTAATGTGCCTTGCTTAAAGTACATGAAGAAGCCTGTGTTTGCACTTCCATAACCCAAGTTATCATTTCTGTACAACATGTTAAATATTCCATTTGCTTTAGGAGACATTTCATATACATATTCTTGACCTGCACTACTTGAACTGATTAACTCAAAATTCATTGCAGTGCCATTAATATTTTGTGTAAACCCAATCGCAGGTAATGCATTAGTGGGAATCTTTAAACTATACTCGCTTGTTTTAACGCCCAATACTGTTTGCGTATTACCGGGGCGTCCAATGCGCTGTGAAGTAACTAGTGCCGCGTTCAATATCGTATTAAATTGTTCTTGCCAATTACCATTTGACGGGTCATTCCATAGTACGGTTGTACCGCTAAGATTAATACCATTAATATCATTAATGTTTTCTGTTGTTGCTAAACTAACAACTTTTAGAAAACCTTGGGCAGATAGATTACGCTTTGGGCTATATCCAACTAAATTAGCTAATTTGATAACGCTATCACGGCGTTCTGCTGTATCAATAAAGTTTTCACGGGTATTCAAATCATCACGGAAACTCAAGCCTTGACCCATAAATGCAATCAAGTCTAGTAATGCAATATACTCACTAGATTCAACATAATCATTGAATGTCTCAGGGTAGTAGGTTTTTAGATAATCTACGAAAGTTTTACGTAGGGTTTCATAGTCATAGCTTTGGAAATCAGCCTGACTAAAGGTTTTATAGATAGTTTTCCAGTCATTGGAACCAAATATTGTTGATTGTCTAGAACTTGTGGCCATATAAGTAGTATCTCTTTAATATATTTATCGTTGTAAAAATACCGGTTTTTAAGACAATGATGCAGTATTTGTTTCTTGGTTGAACAGAATGGCAATGTCTCTTACTTGATTTGCCGGGCTCACCGCCAATTCAATTGACGCCACAATTCCATTTTCTTTAGCATATATTGTCACGTTATTAAGAATAATTCTAGGATCTAATCTAGCTACACGAATTAATTCTTCTTTTAATTGAGTAGTAGTTTCATGGTCATTTGGTTCAAAAATAAAGTTCCATAGATTAGTGCCATATGACGGTTTACCGGGTTTAGAACCTTGCGGAATATTAAGTGCATTTAAGAAATTCAATATAACAGCCTCATCATCAACGACTGAATATTTAGTTGATGATACTGTTGACCGGCCAGCATTAGTAGTATAGTCAACTAGTCCAGTAGGAATGTTAATTGAGCGGGAAGCATTAACGTTTTGTGTAGAGAAACCTTTGTATATTGTCATTTTTATCCCTTTGTTAGGTCATACATTTCTTTTCGTATTTCTTCAATACGTATTAAACAATCTTTATAATTCTGTAGGGCAGTCTTAAATTCACTACTATCAGAACCGTATTTTTTGTCTGCTTTGTTCTTTTCTGTCTGCAAATCCCATTTTTTATTTTTATCTAACTCATCTAATTCTTTTTTGAGTGTATCGTATTTCTTAGTTGCATCTGGGCTCAATGGTTGAACATTCAATGCGCCACCTGACGTAATAGGTAATGCAATTCCAGGACCCAACAATGAAGCAGCCGCAGAATTCATGCTTGTTCTATCTATTGTATCTACTGCAAATGTAGGTAATATCGTAGACCCTTCTCCGCCTTTTGGTATTGCATCTAAGTTAGGTTTAGACGTTCCTGCGTTTGCTTTGTTTACAAATGATCCAAGTGATGCTAGTCCGTCTTTAAATGCACCCAATCCCATTCCAGGAGGTACCACACTAGCGGCAGTTGTTCCGGTTGGTATTTTCGGCTTAGTATTAACTCCTGCTAATGGATTCTGAGGTAAGGTACTTGGCAATGAAGTTGGTTTAGGTAATCCAGTAAGTGACGACAAATCGGGGGCACCACTAGGCAATGATTTTAAGTTATCGGTTAAGCCAGCAATGTCAGATGCTCCCGGAATAGTTATACCTAATTTTGAAGCTGCGGCTGTCATAGATGCAACGCCGGCAGTAGTTGAACTTGATGAAGGTAGCAATGAACTAGCAGAAGGGATTGCAGATTTTATGCCGGCTAAGGGACTACCTGAAGAAGGGCTAACTGAGGCTGCCATTGTTTTTAAATCCGGAGACCCACTTAATTTATCTTTTAATGCAGTAGCGGCTTCTTTAATAGACGCGGGTGGTTTATAGCTTGGATCGCTTTCTGATGCCGCTACTGTTAGATTGACTGGTTTATTAGCTTCTAATTTTTTGAATACTGATTTAACTGCATCGAATCCTTTTGCGGCTGCTGACTTTGCACTATCTACTGCTGAAGTCACTCCTGCTTTAATTGAATCTCCCAATGACCCTGCTGATTTTTGTCCCATAGATGCGGCAAAGTTACCCTCACTTATACTTGCACCAACTTTTGATCCTACTCCACTTAGTGGGTTTATTGCACCAGAACCTGATGTGCTAGGTAGATTACCACCTACACCTTTTACAAACGCAGTAGTTGCAGCCACGCCATTTGTTGCCGCACTTGATACCAAGCCACTAATACTTCCTGCACTTTCATTACCATTAATAACTCCGGCAGATTTTAATCCATTATACCCTTGTTGCATTAGTGTAGATGCAGTTCCTACTTGTGCACCGGGATTGTTTACAAAATCAGATACACTATTAACACCACCTTGACCAGTAAACAAATTGCTTGGTAATGCTTCATTTAGTGATTTACCTTTTGCTACCAAAGAATCTGCTAGTGCGGCACTGCCGGGCTTAAGTACTCCGGCTTGTTCTAGTTGAGCAGGTGTCTGCGCTAGTTTACCAAGCACTGCTTGTTTTGTTCCATTTAAATCTACTACACCTGATCCGTTTGCCACAGCAGTTGTTGTTGCTGGATTTGTTGCTGCTGATACTGCTTGTTGAGAAACAACTGACTGTGTTGTACTCTTATCCATATTACCTACTGGTTGTGCAGGTGGAACTGTTGCAACAACTGGAGGTGTTGTAGGATTCTTAGGTGAGTCTGGTGCTGAGTTATTTACTGCTTGAACTGCTTTAGGGGCTGGTTTAGGCAATGCATCATCTGCCGATGTTTTAATTTCAACGTCCACACCCATGTTAGAATTTACCCACGGCGAATGCGCCGGTGCACGATTAACGATACTAGATAATTTACCCGGTGTTGCTATCCAACCTTTTACACTATCAAATAGTGTATCAATGTGCGTTGTTTTATTGTATGATTTTATTTTTTCTGGGTTTAATGATGATGAACCGGAATTTAAATTTACTACACTACCATTAATGTAGGTAGCTGATCCTGATACAAAACTTGCGGCATCGCTTGATTTTGCACTCATACCCTTGTCAACTTTAAGTGTATTATTGCCAACTGTATGCTGAGTAAAATCATCTCCTACTCTTAAATTAGTTTTCTTATCACTTTGTATATTGATTTCTTCTGAATAAATGTTTAATTTCTTTTCAGCATGTATATTAACATTATTATCTGCATGAAGATTAATGTCACCCTGTGAACGAACATTAAAACTATTCATTGCATATATGTCAACTGTACCTTCTTTGCCCAACTCAACATAACTTTGTCCACTAGCATGTACTATAAACAATGTTTGTCCATCATCACTCATAGTAATTTGATGACCAGAACTTGTGCGTAATCTTACTAATTGATTTTGTCCTTGAACGTCACCGTCATCCATTACAAAACTATGTCCACCTCTACGTGAAGTAATCTTTAATTTTGAATCAGACTCACCTGACAACCCTTGAGCAATAGCAGTATCATTTGATCCATCACCTAACCCACCTTTATAAATAGGTCTTCCGGGAGTAGATATACCAAATACACGTGACGGTGATTCACGCATACTAGAACTTGATATTGCTCCTCTAATCGGATCACGCAATAATCCTTGTTGATGTAGTTGCCCAGCAAGTGCGCTATGAACTGGCCTCGGTACTTCAATAAAATCGCTTACCTTTTCTTTACCAATATCATTCCACTCAACTACCGGCAATACAGTTGCACCACCGTAACTGTCTGCTTCATTTTCGCTAGCAGTTATCTTGGTAGAAGAACCTATACCAGGAACCATATGATGCGATCCTGTTTTTGGTATACCACCTATGTAGTATCCAAAATCTTTCTTACCGTTTAAGAAAATACAAATGACCTCACTACCTATATCAGGTGGTGTAGCCCAAAGCCCATAACTGTGATGATTGGTTTTAAATGTGCCGTCATTGTTACTTCCAGGAGCATTATCACCCGGAGTCATTCCAAAGAAAGGACTCATATACTGAACTGTCGTCCAACTTTTATCGTCATCTTCAGTACCACCAAAATCAGCTACGTATACTTGAATTCTACCTGATCGATTAGCGTCAATTGTATTTTTAACTAAACCCTTAACCGGATAGTTAACACTTATCTTACCACCGGCGTCTGGTTTATTGGCTGCTGTTGTGCCTGATACTTTAGTTACATTTTCACTCATTTGTTATGTTCCATATAATCTAGGTCTACCTTCAGATTTTACATTTGTTGTCACTGTTACACCAGGGTTATCATCATTGGGACCTTGAACTGAATTCTGAATGTTTGTGCTAGATAAATTTGTTTCACTTGCAACTTTAACTCTGCCACCTGTCATTGCATTTAACATACTGTTGTTGGTTGAATTCAAATCAGCAGAATAAGATTGTGAACCACCGATAGCTGATGCAGGTTGGGTTTTAGGTTCACTACTCTTGGCTGCTTCATCCGAAGTTAATCCTTTTGGTGCAGGATATCGTGATGCTAATGAATCAGTTTCTCTAGTATTTTCAGCTTTAGTATCGGGAGGATCTGCCGGAGGACTATACATTACTAAATGCAATTCTTGTGTGAATCTACCTTTTGAAAAAGTAGATACAACATCGGTAGCAGAATAAATTATACCTTTTGTGTCCTTAAGATACTTAGGATAATCATATAACTGTATATTAGTTTTAATATTCATTAAACCCTGGTCGTGGTCATAATCAACACCCTCATTGAATACAATTTGTATAAAAACTTGACCAGCGTGTGGATCGACTGACTTATCAGGTCCATAGTATTCGTCATATACTCCATAATTCATTCCTACAGTAGTGCAAATAAAATCAGGATCACCTAATATTTGTATAGTTGCCATTGCTTGATCTCCTGCACTATACAAACTGGTACGTACACTTGCTATAACTTGCCCGGCTTTATCAAACAACCCAGAATCATCTGCATTTTGTTTTGAGCCAGGTTTGATTGGTATAGTCAGACCGCTTGAGTTAGGAAAGGGTTTCCCTGGTTCAGGATTGTCCAATGCATCCATATAGAATAAACCATTGTATTTTTGTTCGTAACTTATTACTTCACTGTTCTTACCAGTAAACCAATATTCATAAATTTTGTGTGCCCCGTAATAGGGTGTTGGTTCAGATACATAAGCCGACCTAACTTTTGGAATTTTATATTCGTTAATCAGGTACGTAATTTCATATGCAAAATCATTTACAATAGGATCAAACGCTAGCATTTTACAAATTGGGGTAATTACAAACCACTGAAGTCTTGTTCTATCAATCGCCTTTGCCTCATCGCTCCAATTTGACATATCTTCATTGCCTTTTGCACTTAGTGCATCAGTAATATATGAGCTTTGTGCAATAACTCTTTCTATTACTTGTGTAATAGATGTTCCTGCGGGAATTTCAAATGTGCGAGTATTGTTATCTGGTTTAGCAGATTGTGCTGTCTTATCATTTGCTTTAGATGAATCTGTAACTTTTGCATTCCCGCTCATTGTTGATTTATTTCTATCGGATGCGTTTCCAGTAGTCAATATTGAATCTTTTATTTTTCCAGTTTCACTATTTTTAAATTTTATTTTAAATATATTTTTAATAGCAATAGCTTCTGACTTTAATAGGTCTTCTTGTATTTTATTCAACAATTTTTCTAAACTGTTATCGCCGGTAGATAGTAATTCTTCAACTGTTTTACCTGTCAGGCTCTGACTCGTTTTAATTTGATTATGTTTAACACCGGTACCTGTATTAATTGATACATTAATTGCTTTAAAGTTATAAACAGTTGCCTTACCATCTAATTTAAATTGCATTTCAGTAATGTTAATAGGAAAGTATCTAGCAAATACCCCGTTGTCTGCAAACTTATCATTTGAACTACCATTATCCGTATTTGGTATAAGTTGATTTGTCGTATCATCTGTTACTAAATTACCGTCAGCATCATACCCATAAAACTTGATGCCAATCATGTATAATTGTTGCAAATGATGCTTTGCTTTATCATGTCCAGGCAAATCACTCTTACCTACTACCTTTAAGGCTGCGGCTTTCAATGCAGACATAAAACTAAACCCAAAAGGTTCATAAATTTTAAAACTAAACGACAGTGAGTCAACACTTGCACCTTTGGTTGTATTTGTACTCAAATAAGTTTGAAAGCTAAAGTCGTCAATATAAAAATCTAAATCAAATAGCCGCTGATTTTTACCATTTACATTTGTACCGCCTGATTCGGCAACAACAAACATATCTTTAGGAGATATACCTTTATTACCTTGTTCAATAAATTTATTATATGAATAAGGAGTAATCATATACAATGTGATATGATATGTATAGCTACTAAACATTGATAATGGATTGTGTGGTCTTGCTCCGGGTGCTGCCTTTTGTGATGTATTATTTGATGTTGATTTTACATCAACATCTCCCGCAGTTTTATTATTTTCGGGGGTAGTAGTTTTGGCAGCATCGTCACCGGCGCTCGGTGGTAATTTGTCTTGGGGTGCATTAGCCTCTGCTTCTTTTGCCTTTTCATCTGCTGCTTTTGCGGCGTCGGCTTTAGCTGTGGTTACTGCAACATTTATTTTTTCTTTTATTGATAATGCTTCATCAGTATTAGTCTTTAAATCCGCCTGTATACTTTTTATTTCCGCCATCAATGCAGTATTCTCTGGACTAGGTGACATTGCATTCACTGCATTTACTGCATTTAACTGCATACTATCTTTTTGTGCATTATATGTTTGAGCAAAAGAATCTCTTTTCTCTTTTAACGCAGTATATTGTTCAACAGCATTAGGTGATTTAGGATCTATGGCGTCAAATTCGCTTTGAAATCCGGCGGTTGTACTTTTTAAATTGTCACTAAATTGTCTGAATTGACTTACTGAGTCTTGTGCAGCCATCTTATAGTCCTAACGCAGTTTTTAAATTTGTTAATTGTGGCAGAAAAATATACGTACCAGCGACAAAATCAAACAACGGATCTTTAATACGATTTGGATTGCGTTGTGCAAACACCCACCACAACCCGCCATCATTATATAAGTCATATGCAAGTAAGTCGGGTCGCATTGAATAGGTTTGTGTGATTTGCCAGTATATGTCTAATGGATCTTTAACGATAGGCCTATCAATCATTATGTCTAAGAATTGTCCGTTAACAACATCCGTGTTGTAGTAAGGACTGTTTGCATTATATAAAGCCATTACCAAATTCCTTTATGTTTTGAAGCAGTACCACTGTATAATTTTCCATTTGCGTAGTCTTTTAAATTGAAACGTTTACTCATATCTCCACGTGATACCATTGGTAATAATGTTATTGTAAGACTAATTTTAGTAGGAACATATGTGGGTGTTGCTATTTGATTTGATTTGAATTTAGGGTTGTTAACAACTGCACCTTTATTCAAATTAGAACCTTCTAGTCTTAACATTGAACTAAGAAATGATTTTGCTTTCTGAAATATATTTTGCGGGGGTGCAGGGGTATCTTCTGTTTTACCCGGTGCCGCATTTGGTTTCTGACTTGATAGTACTCCGGCTTTGATGTAGTCTACGTCTTGTGGTAGTTGATAGCTAAAACTTGATATAACTACCGGATGTTTATCAAATTGAAACTGGCCGTAACCACTTAAGTATAACATTGGCGGGGGAGTTCCGTTAGGCGGATTAGTATCTTGACCATAAAACATTTTTGTAGCGGATCTAAAGAAGTGAATTACTGCTAATAGATAATTTGCTTCAGCCGTGTCTTGTGCTGTAAATTCAGCAGTAATTGAGATATCGCCAACATTACTATTCTTGTATTGAAAGATTTTATAATTGTTATGTGTAATGTCAATGGGATCATAGTTGGCAGCATAACTCATATTAATGCTAGGTGTGTATGGAAAAATCACGCCCTTAGTTTCTTTTAATGGTGCAAGAATTCCCGGTTCAGGATCCATGTAGAAGAAATAAGCACTATCGGCTAATGTTAGTTTAACTCTCCAATCAGTACTAGCAGGAGTTGCTGGAATTATCGGAGTGTTATTAGTAGCAGTGCTTGCACTAGTAGCCCCTGCTTGATAATACCCTGAACTTAAATTATTAACACTAGCAGTATCACCGGGTGCTAGCTGTTCTGTAGTTAATCCAGGTACCTCAGTGGTTGCTCTGGATCCTAGCCCTCCTTGATTAAATGCAATACCCGCCGCCGGTGTTCCTGGATTTGCTGGAGTTGAAACAATAGGAGGTTCGGGGTATGTCGGGGTAGAAAATATGCCAATCTTTGCCGCAGTGTCTGATATAGGCGCAGGAACTGACACTGGATTAGTGGTTACTGCATTGAGAACGCTAGCCTGTGTTTGTGCTAGTGCTTCTTGTCCCGGATCAACAGGTGGTGCGATAGAATATGCCATGATTAAACCTTTGCTAAATATATTTATCGCTACTAAAAAGTGCTATTTTTACCTTTTATTAATAAAAATAGTTGCTTTTTGACTACAAACCTGATATAATACTATCAAGGAAACTTCAACCACTTATGACAATCATAACAAAAAAACCCGTAAATTATTTAAATAACAAGGACATTTTAAAAGAGATTCACAGTAGCAAAAACTCATATTGCACATTTCTAGCAGAAGCGGATCATAGATATGATTTTATTGTGGATATGCCCCAGTCTAGTATTCCTCAAAGCCTAGAATACGCATACAAACCAGAGAACATTCAGTTAGCACGTGAAACTAGGGCTGAGAGGCTAGACATTGAACAAGGGCTTACTAAGGGTACGACTGACCCAATGTCTATTCCTACAACAGACTTAGTATTTCGTGTAATGACTTGGGATCATATTCCGGTCGCACCCAAACAACCTCGCAAGGTAGATAAAAAGAAAACTGCTAAAGATATCTTTGAATTTGAGGGTGATGCGGACGAAATTTTTGCTGATTTAGAAGATCCTACTACCGCTAAAGAAGTTGACGACATGGTACATGTCAAAGTCAACTTCCCGCCCTTTCAGCACTATCGTTTAGATAGTACAAATACTTTTAAAGTTATCGGAAAGAGTCATTGGAAAGGTGATTTAGAAAATGGTGAGTTTGGTAAGGATCAAGGAAACATTACTAATAAACTTGCCCGTATGTACATCATGCTATGTGAAAAATATGCAATGAAATTTAATTGGCGCGGGTACACATACAACGATGAGATGCGTAACTCGGCTATTCTACAACTTACATATGTTGGCTTACGTTTCAATGAAGCCAAATCTGCTAACCCATTCGCTTATTACACTGCGGCTATTACTAATAGTTTTTGTCGTGTATTAAATTCCGAAAAACGAAATCAAAATATACGTGATGATATTTTAGAGATGAATGGGCTTAATCCAAGCTGGTCACGCCAGGGTCTTGGAACTAGTTCTACTGTTTACGAAGAATAATTTTAACCGTTGGTGTTGCTTTGTAGCACCAACTCCTATATAATTAAGAGATGACTAACCTTTTCAAAAAAGCCGCAGTATTTACCGATATCCATTTCGGCCTTAAGAGCAACAGTTTACAGCACAACCAAGACTGTGCTAATTTCGTAGACTGGTTTATTAAAAAAGCAAAAGAAGAGGGTTGTGAAACCTGTTTCTTCTTGGGTGATTATAACCATCACCGTGCTAGTATTAATATTCATACGTTAACTTTTGGTCTACAAGCACTTGAGAAATTAAGTGCTTCATTTGACCAAGTATTCTTTATACCCGGCAATCACGACCTTTACTATAGAGACAAGCGAGATATTCACAGCGTTGAATGGGCTAGGCATTTACCTAACGTGACAATCGTTAACGATTGGTTCAGTCGGGGTGATGTTGTTATTGCGCCCTGGCTTGTACAAGATGATTATAAGAAAGTACAAAAGTTATCTGGCAAATATATGTTTGGTCATTTTGAATTACCAAGTTTCTTTATGAATGCTATGGTAGAGATGCCCGATCACGGTGAGATTAGTAGTGAACATTTTACTGGCTTTGATACAGTATTCAGTGGGCATTTTCATAAACGACAAGCAAAGAAAAATATTTGGTATATCGGTAATGCTTTCCCACATAACTATGCTGATGCAGGTGATGATGCACGTGGTATGATGATATTAGAATGGGGGGTTGAACCAGTATTTCATAGCTGGCCAAGACAACCCATATTTAGAGTACACAAACTCAGCGATATCTTAGAAAACCCTGAGGGGTTGCTATTAATTGATAGTCATGTTAGAGTACATCTTGACATTGATATTAGCTATGAAGAGGCAAATTTCATACGTGAAACCATGATACCAGAACATAAACTACGTGAAATGACATTGATACCTATGAAGGTCGAACAGACAGAAAATCAAGGCTTTGATGGTCTTAAGTTTGAAAGTGTAGATCAAATCGTCATTGACCAGATTAACGGCATTGAATCAAATACATTTGACAAACGAATCCTATTAGAGATTTACAATAACCTATGAAGATACCCAGAGAAGTTAGAGAATTAGAATCATTGATTAAAGTAAACAAGCATTTGGGTATTGCTTTATCTGAATTAACTCATACTCATTCCTATATAGGTAGTTTGCGTGAACAAAAAAGTTTGATTAAAGTTAAGCTGAAATTAGAAGGTATAATAGAACGAACATTGAGGGAAGAGAAATCATCCAAAGATAGTTTTTTTAGAAAATTAAAATGATATTATTAAAGAACATTACATTACGGAACTTTCTATCAATCGGACAAGTCACACAAGCAGTTGACTTTAACCGCCAAGACTTAACACTTATTCTAGGTGAGAACTTAGACTTGGGTGGTGACGGTGCTCGTAATGGTACAGGTAAGACTAGTCTTATTCAGGGTCTAAGCTATGCATTATTCGGTGTGCCCATTAACTCAATCAGAAAAGATAATTTAGTTAATCGTACAAATGGAAAGGGTATGTTAGTTACACTTGAATTCAGTGTTGGTGGCATTGACTATAAGATTGAGCGTGGTCGTAAGCCAAATCTATTACGATTTTATGTAAACAATGATTTACAAAAAGGTACGGATGATGCACAGGGCGAGAACAAAGAAACACAAGTAGCAATTGAAAAAGTACTATGTATGTCTAGTAGTATGTTCCGTCATATTGTTGCATTGAATACATATAGTGAGCCGTTCCTAGCATTAAAATCAAACGAACAACGTGAAATCATTGAACAGTTGTTGGGTATTACTTTATTATCCGAAAAAGCAGAAACAATCAAAGTATTGTTAAAAGAAACTAAAGACGGAATACAAAGCGAAGAATATAAAGTCAAAGCTATTGAAGAAGCCAACAAGCGTATTAAAGAACAGATTGAAAGTTTGATCCGAAGACAAGGACTTTGGCAAAAGAAACATGATAGTGACTTAGCTTACCTAGTTGCACAATATGATGAATTAGGACAGATTGACATTGATAAAGAGTTATTGGCACACAAAGACTTAGCCATTTATAATGTCAAGAAAAAACAAAAAGATACACGTGATTCATTGTTGGCTCGCCAAACTGCGTGGAAACAAAAACAAGACAAGGATATCAATGATTTACTGGCTAGCGGTGAGAAGTTATCTAGGATTGATATTGTTCAAGAAATTCTAGCACATAGATCATTAGCTGAATATAGTATTAAGTCAAAAGAAATTGAAGACCGAGATAAAGATATTGCTCGGCTAAACAAAGACATTGACAAAGAAAAAAAACTAATAGATAAGCTAAACGTTGAAATTATAAAATTATTAGCACATCAATGCTATGCCTGTGGGCAAGATTTCCATGATGAGCAACATACAAAAGTCTTAGAAGATAAAGAAAAGATGCTTGCAGATGCACAAAATCATGTTGCCTCTTTAGTTAATCAAATAAAAGAATTAAACGACAAAGACGTTGTGTTAGGTGACAAGCCAAAGACACATTATAAAACAGAAGCTGAAGCAATCCGTCATGGTAGTGATGCAGAAAACATTCGCACAAAGATACTTGAAAAAGAAAAAGAAGTTGATCCATATGCTGAACAACTAACAGAACTTACATCAGTTGAAGTAGGTCCCATGCCAGTTACTCATTATGATACTGAAACTCAAGCAATTGAACATCGTAGTAAAGTATCTGGGTTGTTGCAGAATATTGAGAGTAAGGCAGCAGAGACTGATCCATATGCTGAACAAGTAGTTGAAATGGAATCAAATGCGTTGCAAGCAATTGACTTTGATGCTATCAATAAACTAACAAAGACTATGGAACATCAGAAGTTTCTATTAGATATTCTAACTAGCAAAGACAGTTTTGTTCGTAAGAAAATTATTGACCAAAACTTGTCGTACTTGAATAGTCGTTTAACACATTACTTAGATAAGATTGGATTGCCGCATCAAGTAGTATTTCAGAATGATTTAACGGTTGAAATTACTGAATTGGGCCGTGAACTTGACTTTGATAACTTAAGTCGCGGTGAGCGTAATCGACTAATTCTAGGCTTGAGTTTTGCATTCCGTGATGTTTGGGAGAACTTGTATTCACCTATCAATACACTATTCATTGATGAATTGATTGACAGTGGGCTAGACACAATGGGTGTTGAAAACGCTATTGCTATTCTTAAGGACATGTCACGTAGACGACATAAGTCTATTTGGCTTGTTTCTCACCGTGAAGAACTAGCAGGGCGTGTGCCCAGTGTCTTAAAAGTAGTCAAAGAAAACGGCTTTACTACATATAGCACAGCGGTAGACGTAGAATAAATTTGAAAGTCACTGATAAGAGATAAGTATATGTCTATGTCATCACCGAGCAAGAACAAAGGATCAGGATTTGAGCGAGAAATCGCAAAATATCTAAGCGAAAAATATAGCGAAAGCTTTATTCGAGCTCCTGGTTCCGGAGCTTATGTTGGTGGCAAGAATCAGTCCAGAACTCAGTTTCTACATGAAGGTCAGATTCGTAGCTTTAAGGGTGATATTGTGCCCGGACAAAGCTTTCCGAAGATGAACGTAGAATGTAAGTTTTATGCTGATTTTCCCTTTCACTTATTATTATCAGGTGAACACAAAATATTGGATTCTTGGTTAGAACAACTACTTGATGTAGCCGATCCAGACGATTTGAATATTCTTTTTATGAAATTTAATCGTAAGGGTCGTTATGTTGCTGTGCAATGCAAGCTAACATGGATCACTGACAATTTCTTCTTCTACGGAAGTGAAAAGTTTAGTGACTGGTACATCATGGAATTCGATTCATTCTTTAAACACAATACCAAATTAGTACAAACATATTCAGCAGACACAAAGTCAAATATAAACACAGACACAAAGTCAAATCTAACTATTGACATTTAAAAAATCGTAGGCTTGGTTGCAAGTCCTCCTTGAGATTGTACAGATTGTGCTGTGCCGTCGGATTCTGGAGTATGCGTATCAGTAATGGTACGGAACACCGAGAAGGCTCTCGTCAAAGCGAACCTTCAATGAGTACATATTTTACTTTATCTTGCGAATATGTAACATGCGTTGCTGAAGAATTAGGCAGAACCTAATAGCTTCAACTACAGTCCCAAAAACCCTACAGAGCAACCGGTGGCGAATAATAACAGAAAAGAGTTGATTATCCGGGGAAGAGATGACTATGGATGACGGGCATGGCAAACATACCTTTACCATTGGTAGTGCTGAATAGCACTACCATGGCTTCAAAGCGGCAATATAGTCCTTAATACAAATTATCAAATTACAATTAGTAAACTAGATAACCGTAAACAATTAAGGACGAGCGATAGCGAGTACTTAGATGAACTGCGTTCATCTCTCAATTAATGAATAGGGTGATTACCGTAATAATAACAAATGATATACCATGGATTAGAAGAACGGCATCTGTGTTTTCTTAGTAGTTTCTAAGTTTTCTTCAATAATTTCATTAACCGATTTTAGTTCATCAGCACTGAGATTGAGTACATCCTCATAGGTTAAGGCTCCACGCATATACCAGGCTATACGTACAGAGTTCTTCTTAATAGCCTTTATATCCCGTTCCATACCATCCATCAGCTTCCCGATACCTTCGGGGTCAAGGTATAGAAGCCTTAAGCGAAAAAATCGCTTACATTCAATGTGAATGCTTGGTCATACTCATTATTGCAATGAGTACATGTTATGTGTAATGGTTGAGTTTGTGTACTTTCACGCAATTTTACACTATGGTCTCTGATAGCTTCAAAAGTTTTCTTATCAGTGTTCATAATGAATTCCATAATAAATGCTCTATCGTTTACTATTGATTCCGGAGTAATCACACAATCAATAGTATCTACTAATACATCAACTGTTGAGTCTGTTATTGTTTTTAACAATTCATTTGACTTTTCGTCTTTTTCAAAGCCGTCAGGTAAGCTGTTAATGTAAATGATACCTTTTTGTATTTCAAATTGTTTTACACTACTACCAGCTAATATTTTGTAAGTTAGTGGGCGAAACTTTATTTTCAATTGGTCTATTACTAGTCCGTTTTCATAATCACCGGGTCTGAAATTATTCAAAACCATACTTAAGTTTACCCCGTACTTTGATTCTTCCTCACATTTATTGCAAGTAGTTTCAATCTCCATTTCAGAACCATTTGTTGCAATTTTAATTGCTACTAAGATAGCATCTAAATCAACTGAGGTTACTTTCCATGGTTGTTTAATTGATGGAATGCAACTAGTAATGATATCTACTACAGCAGTTCCGTTATACAACGCATCTGGAGTTTTGCTAGTGATTTCGTCAATCGCAGTCATTGGATACACAGGCAAGTCTCCGGTCTCTGGAAATTCAATTACTCCCGGTTCATATCCTAATCCACCGCTGGGTAATTTTAAATAAATTCCCGGGCGACGGAAATACTGCTTTAAAGGGTTATTTTCTAAACTCATTATTTCTCCTAAAATGGTAGTTTTTATACACTAAATACAATTACATATATTTATTGGTCAAAAAACACATGGCAACAAATCCAGAAGAAGAAGCAAGACGACTGAACGAAGATACTAAACAAGAGATTGACAGAAGTGCCAGGTCTCTGTCTAGTGCTACTCAAAGTGCCGCTGCCAATATGGGTACGGCAGCTGAGGATATAAGAGGTGGAGACTCTGCTGTATCAGCATCTATAGCGCAAGCCGAAGCTGGGTTTAGGTCATTAGGACAAAGTGCAATAAGTTTTTCTAAAGCACTTACTCAAAATGACGACAGTTTATCAAAATACAACGGAGCAATAGAAGCTGCCGGATCGGGATTATCAAGTCTAGCAACTGCGGCATTTGGTCCTTTGGGTGTAGTTCTTGGTTTAGCAGTCAAAGCGTTTACTGCTTTAGTTGGTGCTAATTTATCACAAGTAGATAAGATAGTTGGTAACTTCAATAAATTGGGTGATTTAGGTGCTGCGGCACAATTCACTTCAACTGAACTTGAGGGAATGTTCAACGATGCGGGGTTCAATACCATCAATGGACAATCTCAGATGATGGTGAAAACCATCACAAGTTTAGGTGGTGATTTACTCAAGTTAGGGGCAACATCAGGTGAGGGTATTAAAACTTTCACACAGTTAGCAAGTTTTAATACTGATAGTTTAGCAGACCAACAAAAGACTCGTAACGAATTTGCTAATTTAGGTTTTAGTCAAGAAAAATTATTAAATGCACAAGCTTCTTTTATGAAAGAGCAAGGTGCATTAGGTTTTGGTAGAAAAAAAGTTGATGACACATTAGTAAAACAATCAACTGACTATACAAAAAACTTATCAGTGTTAAGTGCTATTACCGGCGAGACTACTGAAGCACTACAACAATCACGCCAAAAAGATTTAGACGATTTTGCATTTAATATGTCACTACGTCAATTGGGTGATAGTGAAGCAGGAATGAAACAGCGAGAGTTAGTTCAAACTATGTCATCTCTTATTGGTTCAAATGTAGATGAATCTGCACAGAAAGCATTTAGAGATGTATATGCAAATGGTGCGGCTATCAGTGCAGAAGCACAAGCATTGTCAACCAGAACACAGGGTGCATTTGTTACTTGGACAAATGAGTTTAAGAGCGGTAAGTTAAGTCCAGAAGAATTTATTAATAAATTGAATGAAAGCGGTGAAGCTACTCTTATAAGTATGGGCGCGGCCTTAAAGGCAAGTGGTGAACTTAGAAATTCAATGGGTATTGGTACAAAGACTCTTGAAAATACAGCTAAGAAAATGGTCGAAGGTCAACTAGACGCAACTAAGTCTGCTATTGATGAAAAAATGAAGAAAGTAGATCCTTATACTGATTTCTCAAATACTGTAAAAAATACAACTGACCAATTAGCAAAGATGATGGACACACTTTTAAAATTAACCTTGCCAATGGTAATAGACGCATTTAAGGGAGCGATGCTTGCTATTAGAGAATTAGCAATTGGATTTATGGCAAGTCCATTAGCAAAGCAACTTGGTTTAAACTTTGATGATTTTATAACGGCTGTAACACCTGATGAAGAAGTTGAGAAAAAACAGTATATATTTTTAGACCAACTTGAAAAGAAACAAAAATTGTTAGACGAAGAATCTAAAGCTCCTCTAGTCAATGAAGACGGCACCTCTCCTCGTCTAGATAGTTTAACCCAAGAAGTAGCTGATTTAAAAAAACAAACAGCATTTTGGCAAGAGGAAGCAAAAAAACGTAATCTCCCAGTTTACAAAACATCCGGAGATGCACTTCCTGCACCCAAGGCGGACAATACAACCGCACCTGCACCATCTAAAAGAAACACTAAACTTAATCCCAAACAAGCTAAGAGTGCAACGTCTACTGTAAATCAAGACGCCCCTGTACCAGAATTCAAATTTGGTGGAACTACTGGTGACGGAGCCAGCAATAATTCAAGCAAGCTAACCGGTGGGGTTTTTGATGGACCTATGTCCGGCTATAGAAAACAATTACCAAAAGGTAAAGACTTTGCAGTTGTTCCCTTACCTAGCGGAGATACTATTCCGGTATCGTTTAAGAACGATATGAGTATGGCTTCTATGCCAGCAGATTTGACGGGTAACAAAAATAATCCATTAACTGACACCTCACAATTAACTGATATGATGACTAGTATGATGAATATGCTTAAAGGTAGTGATGACGAACAATCTTTATCTACGTTTGGGGGATCCACATCAACTAATAAAACAACCGGAGTCCTACAATCAGTTACTGACAAATTAGATACATTGTTAGAACGAATTAGACTTAATAACAATTTACAAACTGAACTTTTAGATCATGCTAGAGGATAATCATGTCAAATGAAATAAATGAATTTAGTAGTAATGCACAACAGTTAAATGCTGAAACTGCCAAACTAGCAAAACGTTTAAAGAACTTTGGTAAGGCTACCTTTAGGGATTTGTCTAGTATAACCGGTGGTGTAAGTAAAGCAATAACAACTGCCGGAGATGATGTATCAAAATGGAATATTAGTATAGAAAGGTCTTTTAGTAGTTTAACTAATCATTTTGGCTCATCAAAAAACGGCACAATAAGAAATGTAGCTGCAGGGGTTGAAGGGCTTCTTTCAATTGCAGATGCATTAGTAGGCGGAGTGTTTAAGCAAGTTGACACTGTAATGAAGCTACAGGACAGTGTGTCTGGTGTAGGTATATCTGCTACCAAGACTACTACTGATCTAGTCAATATGGCTAAGTCAGCCGGATATCCTATAGATAAAGCTGGTAAGTTAATGGAGTCTTTCAACTCTGTAGGAGAATCATTAAAGTATTTAGGTCCTAATACAGGAAAAGCAGCCGAAAGATTAGCAAAAGTTTTTGATAACAGAGAAGACCAATTAAAGTATTTAAAACAAGGTCTAAATCCAGAGATGCTGATGAAATATCAAGCAGAGGGTGTAAAATATTTAACTGGGTATGGAGTGAAAATTGGTGAAGATGATAGAGCATTAAGAAAAAGTACCTTATCTTATGTAGACACACTAACTACATTGAGTGTGCTAACCGGTGAAAGTAGAGATCAGGCAGCAACTAGATTAGCCGGACTTAAATCAAATACTTCTTATCAAATTAAGATGAGAGAATTGATAAAAAGTGGTAATAGCAAAGCGGCAGATAATTTTGGTGTTGTATTATCATTGTTAGATAAAGTTAGTCCTGAACTTAATAAGGGTATGGCTGACTGGATTGCAAATGGAACTGCTACTACTGAAGAAGGTAAAAAGATGATGCTGGTTATGGGTGACAGAGCCGCTCAAATAGCAAAAGCAGTTGAAGATGGTACAATGACTGGAGCCGAGGCTGCTAGAGAAGTAGGAGTTGCATATCAAAACTATGCAAAGAAAAATAAAGATGTATTATCAGTTTCAAAAGATTTACAAAATGCATCAGGTATTAATGGCAGAGTATTTCAGGAAACAGAAAAACTTGCCGGAATAAAAACAGAAGAAGATGCTAAAAAACTTATTGCTGAAAAAGCAAATGAACCTGATAAGATAATTGATGCAAAAAATACAATGATTGATGCTGAACGAGAAATGGGTTTTGTCAAAGACACTGTAGTTCAAAAAATGATGCCATTTGCATTAACAGGATTTAATTTATTAGTTGAAACTGTTAAGAAAACTGCGTTTGCTATTGCAGATTTTGGTAGAATTATTGGTGGTGGTAAGTATACCGAAGGCTTTGAAAAAATGATGTTACTAATTGGTAACCCAAAACAACTTGAAGGTATGAAGGCTGATGCCGCAAAGCAATTAGCTGAAATGGATGCTAGAATTGAAAGAGTTAAGGCACCAAACAATAAATTGAAAGCCGCAGAAGAAAGTAGAAAACAAGCAGAAAGTAACTATAAAAATCTTGTGAAAAAAGGTGCGCCTGAGGCAGAAAGAGATAAAGCACTAAAAGCAATGAACGCCGCAAGAGAAGCTGAAACGATAGCAAAAGATGAGAGAGACAAAAATATAGAAAGTGGAACTTCTATTCAACAATTAGAAGCAGAGAGAGCAAAACTGCAAGAAAGAAAAGATAAAATTGATAAAGGATATACTGCCTCAACAACTGCTACTACTGCCGGTGAAAGAGCATTAAGTGACCACGAAAAAGATCAAAATAAACAAAATTTAAATGACAGAATATTAAAAACTGATTTAGGTGAAGCAGCCAAGTATATTGAATTTGGTTCAGGATCAGGTTCTGCACAAAATTGGGCACAATTTTCTAGTAGAAATCCAGGATTAGCTAAGAATGTAACATTATTGGCTCAAGAATATTTTAAACAAACTAATAAAAAATTAATGCTAACATCATCTTTTCGTTCATATGACGAACAAAAATCATTGTATCAGGGTTGGCTTAAAGCAGGTGGTGGTCCTGGTAAACCAATGGTCTATGTTCCCGGTCACGGAAATGTAAATACTCCGGCAAATCCTGATGTAAAAGAAACTCCTCATATGAGTTCTACTGCGGTTGACGTTAGTAAGGATCAATTGGATTGGATGGAGGGTAGAGGAATACTACAAAGAGCAGGACTTAGACGCCCATATAGAAACGACCCGGTACATATTGAAAAAGCTAAGTTTGGTAAGAGTATGATACAAGGTAAAGAGATTGAAATGCACGGGCGTGAAGCATTGATTGAATTATTCAATGGAACTATCCCTATTAATCTGCCACCAGAATTTAAAGAAAATACATTTTCTGAGATTAGAAATACCATTAAACCCAAATCTACTATGCAATCATTTACATCAAAACAAAATACTGATAACAAAGATGACTTAGATTTAGAATTATTGAGTATGATTGACAGTCAATTTGATGATTTAATTACTAGTATGGATAAGAGTAATTTGTTGCAACATAGCATAAAAACATACATGGCAGCTTAAAAAGCTAAATACTTGATGGCATATAAAAAGCGTTTTTCCGATCCTAACCCAAACGGTGTTCTTAGTCCTATTTCTGGAAACAACAGTAATAAGGGTAGTTGGAACGGCGGTGGCAACTCTGACGGTGGTTACAATAATCAAGACTTTGGATACAAGAACTATCAAAGTCGCTTACCAGAAGTTTATACTGGTCACCCAAATCGTATTGAACGTTATAATCAATATGAAATGATGGACGTTGACGCAGAAGTTAACGCATGTTTGGACATCATTGCTGAGTTTAGTACTCAGAAAAACGAACATAACAATACACCATTCAACATAGAATTTAAAGAAGATCCAACTCCCCATGAAGTTGAAATCATCACTAAGCAACTACAACAATGGTGCAAATTAAACGAATTTGACACTAGAGCATTTAAAATCTTTAGAAATGCTATCAAATACGGGGATCAGGTTTTCTTACGTGATCCAGAAAACTTCAAACTATATTGGGTTGACATGACTAAAGTAACTAAAGTCATTGTTAACGAAAGTGAAGGTAAGCTTCCAGAACAATATGTTCTTAAAGATATTAATATCAATCTACAAAACTTAACAGTAGCACAGAAAGTCAGCACAGACTTTGCAACTAATCCAAGCACTGGTTTTGGCGGTACAGGTGGCGGAGGTAGTTCAGGTGGTTACTCAGTTCCAAGTAGCCCTACAGGTACTGCTGGTAGTCGTTTTGCATTGGGGTTGAATGAATCTGCAATTGATGCTAAACACATTATGCATTTGAGTTTGACTGAAGGCTTAGACCGCTTTTGGCCGTTTGGACAAAGTATCTTAGAAAATATTTTCAAAGTATACAAGCAAAAAGAATTGCTTGAAGATGCTATTCTTATATATCGTATAAGCCGTGCCCCTGAGCGTAGAGTTTTTAAAATTGACGTTGGTAACATGCCAAGTCACATGGCTATGGCATTTGTTGACCGTATTAAGAACGAGATTCACCAAAGACGTATCCCGAGTACACAAGGTGGCACTAGCATTATGGATGCCAGTTACAATCCATTGAGTATTAACGAAGATTACTTCTTTCCAGTCACGGCAGATGGTCGTGGCAGTGATGTTACTATGCTTCAAGGTGGACAAAATCTTGGTGAAATTGACGACTTGAAGTACTTCAATAACAGATTAGCACGTGGTCTACGTGTACCAAGTAGTTATTTACCAACAGGACCTGATGATGGGCAAACCCCACTAAACGATGGGCGTGTTGGCACAGCAATGATACAAGAGTTTAGATTCAACGAATATTGCAAACGTTTACAAAAATACATTAGTAAGAAGTTAGATGAAGAATTCAAATTATTCCTACGTTGGAGAGGATTCAACATTGAGTCAAGTTTGTTTGATATTAGTTTTAATGAACCACAAAACTTTGCATCATACCGTCAAAGTGAACTAGATACTGCACGTGTTGCTACATTCCAAGCAATAGAAGCACTTCCTTATATCAGTAAACGTTTTGCATTGAAACGTTTCTTGGGTATGTCAGAAGAAGAAATCAAAGAAAATGCAGATATGTGGGAAGAGGAGCGTGAAGAGCCAGAAGAAACTGATGTTAAGGGTAGTGATTTACGTAGTATCGGTATTAGTGCAAGTGATTTGGATACGGACGAAGAAGAAGCTGCCGATGCTGAAGAAAATCCAGAGGGCATGGATCCTAATGTTGCCCCTGGCGTAGCAGGTCCTGAAGCAATGCCACCAGGAGGAGCTGGTGCTCCAGCTGGAATGCCGACAATGTGATAAATAGTTGTATGAAACTATTTGAAATGTTCGATCCAGCTATACAAGGTTATCAAGACGAAAAAGATGATAACAGCAAACCTAAATGGAAAGAAAGCCGTAAGACTAAACTAACCTTACGTCAAATAAGAAAGTTACGTAAAATGCGTGAAGTACGTGACTATGAAAGAACGCAAACTCTCAAAAAAGTACGCAAACAATATAAGCCGGTAGAAGCCCCTGCGGCTCCTAGTATGTAATAGATTTATCATAAAAATCTATTATCTTAAGTAAAAACGTAAAAAAACAGCAGTTAATCGGTTGTTTTAGTACCCACGTACTAAATAATCTTACAAAGCCATTCTTATAGGAGAACATACAATGGATAATAGAAAATTTGAACAACTTATTGATTTGATTATCAATGAGAATGAAGAACAAGCTAAAGCATTGTTCCATGATATCGTAGTTGAAAAAAGCCGCGAAATCTATGAATCAATGATGGATGAAGAATTACAAGAAAATTATACTGTAACTGTTGAACAAAACTCAGAAGGCGGTGCAGTTGATGAAATGATGGACCAAGTTCAAGGTGACCAGACCGGTCAAGCTATGTCCGAAGAAGATGATGAATTTGCTGACATTGATTCAGATGATGACATGGGTGATGACATGGGCGGTGACGATGAATTCGGCGGTGACGATGACATGGAAATGGGCGGCGAAGAAGATTTAGAAGACCGAGTAGTTGACTTGGAAGACAAGTTAGACGAGTTGATGGCCGAGTTCGAAGAACTAATGGGTCAAGAAGGCGGCGATGACGACATGGGCAGTGATGACGACATGGGCAGTGATGACGACATGGGCGATGAAGAAGGTGAAGAAGAAGAATTAGACGAAAATCTATATGTTGAAAAAACACCTGAAAGCGAACTAGAAGAATCAGTACAGTTGAAAAAAGTTCCTGGCTTATATGGCAGCAACATCGGTGGTGATAACGGTGACAACGTAAGAAGTGTTGCATTGACAAAACCAAAGATTATTCAAACTGGTGCTAAACCAAATGCATTAGGTAGCCAAGAAGCTGGTAAAGGTGGTACACAAGGTGGATTACTAAAGCCAACATCTAAAACTATTCCTGGTACATACAAAAATGCTCCAGGTGGCAAAAACTTCAGCGACAAAGGTGAATCAGTAGCCAAGCCAGCAAATGGCAAAGGTGGAGAGAGTCAGAACAATAAATCTATTGTTGGTGAATCTAGAAAATCTACAAAACAAGTTATCAAGAAAAGATAAGGACTGAGAGCAATGGCTTTGTATCTTAGAGAAAACCTCACATTCGACCGCGCTAGTATGGTGGTTGAAAGTGCGGGTGAAGGCAGTTTGAAGAGCCTTTATATGAAAGGTATCTTCATCCAGGGTGGGGTACGCAACGCTAATGAGCGTGTGTATCCTGTTTCTGAGATTGAATCTGCTGTTAATACACTCAACGAACAAATCAAAGAAGGTCATTCAGTTCTTGGTGAAGTGGATCACCCGGATGATTTGAAAATCAATTTAGACCGTGTATCACATATGATTACTAATATGTGGATGGATGGTCCAAACGGCTTCGGCAAATTAAAAATTCTACCAACTCCAATGGGGCAATTAGTGTCTACCATGTTGGAGAGTGGTGTCAAACTAGGCGTATCTAGCAGAGGAAGCGGCAACGTGGATGATGGTAGTGGCCGTGTTAGTGACTTTGAAATAGTCACTGTGGATATTGTTGCTCAACCGAGCGCACCTAATGCTTATCCTAAAGCAATCTATGAAGGTCTTATGAATATGAGAAATGGTCAT